GAATTTGTATCGTTGCGTGGAATGCACGACGTTGACGCGCAGAGATGAGATCGTTGGGGAGGCGCTTCAAGTATAGCACAAGGGAGGTGAAAGGGGGAATGTCGCTTCGTTTGGGGGTAGACTTTTCAATCAGAAGGAGCAAGAATCATGAGTAAAGATCCGTGGGATGTAGCCAATGAAGCAAGCCTTGGTCCGAAAATTTATTTCGGCCAAGTCTTTGCCCTCTCGGATTTTGTCTACATCAGCAAGGGAGAGCCGAAGGTACTCTTTGACGAAGGTCGGCATCCCGCTGACAAGAAGTTCACCCAGATCAAGATCGACGGCGTTTGTCACCGGGCCGATGGGAGTGAGTACACCATCAACCGCGAGATGATCGCCGAGTTCGGGCGTGAGTGGGCCGGGATCGTGTTGCCATCGCTCAAAGTGGCCGGGGTTCATCCCCGCGATCTGGACGAGCGGTGGGCCTCCTGGGAGATGGTCAACACCGGGCGCAGCTACCACAGCAACACGACCGGCGAAGAGGTGCAGGCCACCACGTTCAAGTTCCGGGCCATCTATGACAGCGAAGAGGAGTGCCGGGCCGCCGAGGCCGCGCACTACCGCCGGGGTATTGAGGATGAAGAGACGCCGTTGCCGATGCCCGAGGCCGAAGCGCCCAAGCCCGGTGGGGATGGCGCAGAGCGCGCTAACCTGGCCAAGTTCCTGCCACTCTTGTGGACGCAGGCCGGTCAGGACGTGATCAAGTTCGGGGAGCTTTTGCAGGCCAATGACAGCCTGGCCAAGCACTTTGACCTGAACAGCCCCGAGGTTCTGGACCTCGTGGGTGCTGGGGTGGCGGCGTGAAGTCCTTTGTGAGGTTCCGCACCCTGCAGGCCAATCGTTGGGCGTTACGCATACGCCGAGCGTTTGATCGCCTTTACCGGGCCGATCCGCAAAAGGCCATCGAGCACGCCAATGTGCTGCTGGATCAAGCCAGCAGAGAGGAGGGGGAACAGGTAACGCTCATTTTGGCAGGCCAATAGAATAGGTTTGTGGAGTACGCCTTTGGGGCCGGGCGTAAAATGGCCCCACTTTTTTCGCTCTTGGGTGCTAGTCCGACCGGGTGAATAAGAAGGACAGAGCCCAAGGTAGCCCGGTATCCTTGGGGGCACCCAAGAGCGATGAAAGAAGTGGCTGCTCTGTTCGTGACTAGAACTGCAAGCACCCCATTATGTGGATTCGCAGGGAATCAGGTCGGGCGTATTCCCTAGACGGCAGAGCAGCCCCAAAGGATAGGAGGAGAGCACGTCATCACGTCCGGCAAGACAGAGGAGTGCTCCCCGTGGATACGGAACTTTGGATCTGTAGAGAGTGTGCAGGGGTATACCAAATCCCACTGGACACGCGGAACCATACACGAGCCGGGGGGCGACTGCATCTGATCAACTACTTGGGCACATGCGCATTGTGCAAAGAGGTCAGGCAGGTGTATCGGGCGGAAGAAAACAGGGAGGATCAACATGCGGATAAAGAACGGGTCCATTGATTTGGGACCATCAATCCCCGTAGCTATTCAGTGGTCAAAATTCTTCCCAAGATGTAAGCTGGAACGTCTCGATGTGTTCAGAGGTTTTCGGGTGTCAAAGTCGTTTGTGATGTTTCGCAATCCTGTAGACTGGACACTGGCCAACGGGCATGGTCTGGTTGTCTCTAAAGCGTTCAAATCATCGCAGGTTTGCTATGACTTTGCCCAAGAGCTTGAAGCTCTCTCGATCCGGTGGGAAACTGTAACGACGGAATTTGAACCGCAAATTGTAGAGATGACCAAGCAAGTTTTGGAAAAATACTCGAGGGAGCAATGATCACCAGCGCAATCATTGACAGCCGGGAAAGCGCAGCCGTCAAACGCTTGACCTTCGGCGGGGTGCCGACGATGGTTATGGCCCTCGACGCGGGCGATCTGATGGCTCAGACAGATGACGGCGCGCAGCTCTTGATCGAGCGCAAGACGCCCTCCGACCTGCTCTCTACCCTACGGTCAAAGCGGTTTCTGCCCCAGATCGAGAAGATGATCGGGATCACGCCCTGGACCTACGTCGTGATCACCGGGACGATCTACCGCGATCGGGATGGTATGGTCACCGTGAGCGGGGCAGGTCATACCGGGTGGAACTATGACAGCGTGCAGGGCGCGCTCTTGACCGCTCAGGAGATGGGCGCCGGGGTGCTCTACTGCGGCGAGAACGATTATGAGCAGGCCGTGATCCGGTTGTGCAATCGGGAACGGGGCACGGTGCGGATCAAGCCGCCAAGGGAAGGATACCTGCTCAAGAACGGGGAAGCGGCGCTTGCCGCTCTGCCCGGTATTGGCATTGAGAGAGTGCAAGCCCTCGTTGAGGCATTCCCGAGCGTGGCTGACACGCTCGAATGGCTGACAAACCTGGGGGATACACGAACAGTGCCCGGCGTGGCCGATGGAACCAAGCAGGCAGTACGCCGGGCACTTGGTTTGCAGGATGGGGAAAGGCTGTTGAGCGTGCCGCAAGAGGTGGCCCCGTTTTTCACAGCGAATGGGGGATATGTGGCCGCGGATTCACAAGCAAGAGAGTGGATCTTTGGCCTAGTACAACAGGGAGAAAACCACAATGGAAACTAAGCCAGAATATCAGACCAGGGCGCTTACAGTTGCCCCACAACTCACGCCGCAAGTTTGGGAGATGATCAGCGCCATCGGCCCGGCGATGCACAAGGCGCGGCTGTTTGGCGTCAGCAATCCCGAGCAGGCCATGGCCATTATGCTCAAGGGGTATGAGCTGGGCTTGAGCTTGACGGCATCTTTCGAGTTCGTGCAGGTGATCCAGGGGCATGTTGGCCTTTCACCTCGTGGCTGCCTGGCGCTGATTCAGCAATCGCCACTTTGCACCAAGTTGGAGATTGAGGATCAGCAGGATAAGGGTGGCAAGCCAAGCGCCTGCACCGTCACGATGGGCAGGGGGGAATTTGTCTACTCGGTCACGGTGACGATGGAAGATGCCGAGCGGGCCGGACTGGTCAAACCGGGCAGCGGTTGGGAAAAGTGGCCGGCCAATATGCTCAGGTGGCGTGCCGTGGGCTTTTGCGCCGATGTGGTGTTTCCTGACATCATCGGCGGGATGAAGCGCACCGATGAGTTGGGCGCCGAGGTGACGGCTGAGGGGGATACAGTCACCATTGACAACGATTGGATACCTGCACCAGTACAGGAGCCACAAGCCCCGACCTTTGACACCATCGAAGCGCTCTTGGAGCAGTGGGGGCCGGAAGAGATCATGAGCGCCAATGAGGGCAAAATCCCGGCAACATCGGAAGAGTGCAAGGCTGTGGCTGAGAAGTTGGAGGCCTCCAATGGTTGACATCACAAGCCAAATTGATCACCTGAGCTATTCCAGTATCAGCACCTACCAGATGTGCCCCCGCTCTTGGCGGTTTCACTATCTGGACAAGGTACAAACGCCGACGAGCCCGGCGCTGATTTTCGGAAGCGCGTTTCACGATACGGTTGAGGACTACATCAAAACTGGCTTTGCTGGTTCAGCAGAGGAACCATTGATCAACCATTGGCAAAGGAATTGGACAGCACAGCTTGAGGATCGGGATGTTTGCTGGGACGGCGACACGCCAGAAGAGATGTGCAACTTGGGCGTGCGTATGTTCTCTGACCCTGACACAATCGCCCTAGTAGATGCCTTACAGCCGATGGTACTCGAGGAGCAGGTACAGATCGAGCGGTACATAGAGCTCCAGGTGCCCGGCGTCCCGATTCCGATCGTTGGGTACATCGACTTGATCGAAGCCGATGGAATCCCCGCCGACTTTAAAACGTCCGGGCGCTCTTGGAATCAGGATCAGGCTGATGGCGAGTTGCAGCCGGTGTTTTACTTGGCCGCGCAGAATCAGGCGGGATACACCCTCAACTGTGGCCTGTTCAGGCACTATGTTTTCGTCAAGACCAAGAAACCACAGATCCAGATCTGGGAATCCTATCGGACCATCGGGCAAATGTTCTGGCTCTTTGGCCTGATCAAAGAGACGTGGGAGGCGATCAGCGCGGGTGCTTTCCCGCCGAACACGACCACGTTCAAGTGTAGCCCGCGCTATTGCGAATACTGGGGGATTTGTCGAGGTGCAACGTGAATCCCAACCCTAAACAAGTCCGACTGAGTGACACAACCGTGATCGGCCTGCACTTTGACCAGGCCGAGATCGTCAAGAGCAGCACCAAGCCCGCCGGGGAGATTGTCGCCCTGGTCGACTTGCCCAAGTGGCGAGGGTGGAAAGCCACGAAGAAAGCCGAGTGCGCTTATAGACACTTGAGAGATGTGGTGGGGCTATGAGATACCAACGCTTTGCACCCAGAAGTGAAGAGGCGCACATCACACCCCAGCGCGATGGCTCCCTTGCGTTTCAGTCGCCCTATGATCCGGGCCTCGTGGCCGCGCTCAAGGCAAAGATCCCCCATTCGGATCGGCAGTGGGACCGGGAACAGAAAGTCTGGTTGGTGGCCCCACAGCACGCCAACACCCTGGCCGACCTGGCAGAGCAGCATTTGGGCATCCGGCCGCAGGTGCCGCAAGTGCGGGTCCAGGCGCAAACGGAAACCAGGCTGCTCGACGTGCGATACCTGGGAGCCGCCAAAGATCGCGGCAACGGGGAAACCACGGCTTTTGGTTGGGTCAATGGCCAGTGGGGGGCAATCTTTCCGCTCTCTGTGCTCCATGAGTGGTTCGCCGTGGATACCAGGCCGGAAGAGGCCGCAACGCTCTATGCGGTTCTCGGCGTCAAGCGCACGGTGGTCGTGGCGGATCTCAAATCAGCCTATCGCCGGGCAGCCAAGCAATGGCACCCAGATGTGTGCAAAGACCCGGACGCAGATGAACAATTCAAGCTGATCGGCCATGCCTACGAGGTGTTGAGCAACCCCATCCAGCGCCGCAAGTACGACGCGGGCCTGCAATTGGCACAAGCCACAGCGCCAGAACGGGCACAAGACTATGCAGATCGCACCGGGGCTTTCCAGATGCTCGACAGCCGGCAAAAGTTCGGCTGGAAGCCACCGCTCCGGTGTGGCTACATCCTCTGTGAGGGCCAGGAGCAGTTTGGGCGCTTTGTCGTCTCAAAGATTCTTGGTTGGGAGGACATTGTAAGCAGCCGGGGGACACTGGTCACCTCGTGGCGTTATGGAGATGATACGTTTACAGAGAGGTGGATATAGATGAACACCCAAACCACAAAAGCACTCAGGCGCACAGAGCTTGGCTATTCAACATCCAAAGATGCCGAGTACCTACGCGCTCAAATTGGGGGACTGGAAGCGGCGATTGAGGAAATGAAGCAACAGATCCAAGACTACCAAGAGAACATTGCTCTCTTGCTGGCAACCATAGAAGGAGCAATCCCCGATGAGTAACGCATTGACTTTGGGTAGTTTGGGAGCAGTGGCACAGCGTGACCATATCAGCCTTGCCGAATCGTTCTTGAGCGCTGATGCTCTGCTAATCGTGGACATGAGCGGCAGTATGGGCGCCAACGATGCACCAGGGGGCATTTCTCGCTACGAGGCCGCGGAAGCCGAGCTGAGACGGCTCCAAGAGCAATTTCCCGGCAAGTTGGCCGTGATCGCATTCAGTGACATTGCCGAATTTGCCCCAACGGGCATCCCTCGGCGCATCGGGAATGGCACCAATTTGGCAGGTGCGCTCCGCTTTGTCAAGCCTGCCGATGGGACCGGAATCAAGTTCATTGTCATCAGCGATGGGCAGCCGGACGACGAGCAAGCCGCCCTCGACGTGGCGCGAACGTTCACAGACCGGATTGATTGCGTCTACATCGGCCCGGAGGATGGCGGCGCTTGGGGAGGGCGCGCATTTCTCGAGCGGTTGGCAAAGGCCAGTGGGGGCACTTTTTCAAAGTCGAACGCACCGGGGCTGTTGGCCGACCAGGTTACTTTGCTCTTGGGAGCGACGGCGTAACCGCTAATGACTCTTAGGGGACCAGGATGAGATTCGCATACGCTGACCCGCCATACATAGGACAGGCACAAAAACACTACAGCGATGACCCGCAGTGCGCCGAGGTGGATCATTCTGAGTTGCTACGAGAATTGAGCCAATACGATGCTTGGGCCTTGTCGGCCAGTTCTCCAAGTCTCAAGCAGATTCTATCACTGCCAGAATGCCCCGACGATGTGCGTATATGCGCGTGGGTAAAGCCGTTTTGCGCGTTCAAGGCAAACGTCAACCCGGCCTATGCTTGGGAGCCGATCATTGTGTGGGGTGGCCGCAATCTTGGGCGTGACGTTCCTACTGTGACGGACTGGGTGTCTGTCAGCATCACGCTCAAGCGGGGACTCGTGGGCGTCAAGCCGGACAAGTTCTGCTATTGGCTGTTTCGATTTGTCGGGCTGCGACCGGATGACGAATTTGTGGATCTGTTTCCTGGCAGCGGGGCCGTAACCCGTGCCTGGGAAGTGTGGAAGCGACAAATACGGCTTCCGATAAGTTGACTTATCAGGCAGGTCCGCCAACACACATTAACGGTCACACACTGGAAACAGGTAAATGAGTATACCGCTCTTTCTCACCAATGAGGCCAAGCGCCAACTACAAGAGCTGGGGCATAGTGAGCAGGAAATCAGCCAGATGACGCCGCAAGATGGCTGGCGTGAAATTCTGCTCACTGCCGCTTTGAGCTATGCCAAGCGCGGGTGGTACGTGTTCCCGTGCGTGCCGGGTGAGAAAAAGCCGCTCACAGCGCACGGTTTCAAGGATGCGACCAGAGATCCAACCGCCATCAAGGGTTGGTGGGCAGCCACGCCCCTGGCCAACATCGGCATAGACTGCGGCCGCTCCAAGCTGGCCGTGGTGGATCTGGACGTGAAGGCCGGCAATGATGGCCCCAGCGAGTGGGCCAATCTCAAAGCGCAGCACCAGATCGATGATAGCCAAGCTCTTGAACAACAGACCCCCTCGGGCGGTATCCACCTGGTATGGCACTCGCCCAATGGGGCCATCAAGAACAGCGCCAGCCGTCTTGGGCCCGGCATTGACACCCGCGGCGAGGGTGGCTACATCCTGGTGGCCCCGAGCCGCACCGCGCAGGGCTCCTACACCTGGGAGGTGAGCAGCCACCCGGACGATCACCGGGAAGCGCCGATCCCGGCCGCAATCGTGGACCTGCTCAGGATGCCAACATCGGACCCTTGGGAAAGCGCGGCCAATCCCGAGAACGGCAACGGGCGCACAATCCCGCCGGAAATCGACGATGGGACACGCAACGTCACCCTGACGAGCCTGGCCGGCAGTATGCGCCGGCGTGGGGCCGATGCTGAAGAGATCCTTGCCGCCCTCCGCATAGCCAACCGGAAGCGGGGCAATCCGCCGCTCGAGGACCACGAGCTTGTCGAGATCGCCGAGAGCATGGAACGCTACCGGCCCGACGATTTGCCGGCCACGGAGCCGCCCACAGGTAGCCCGGCAGAGAGCATCCTCTTGCGCGCCGATGCCAGCGACGAGGGCAACGCCCGGTGCGTGCAGGCGCTCTACTCGGGGCAGTTTCTGCACTGCGAGGCTTACGGCTGGATGTCCAACATCGGGACGCATTGGAACCGGGAATTGGCAGAGAGCGAGCTCGATCGGGCCATCGTGGAAACGCTGATCCGGCGCCGGGTGGAGGCTGCAAGAGCGCAGGCCGAGCACATCGTCAAGACGACGCGCAGCACGGCTACCAACGTGCGAAACACCAAGTACCTGTTCCAATCGCTTGTGCCGGCCAGCGTAGGGGACTTTGACAATTTCCCCGACTTGCTCAACTGTCGCAACGGCGTGCTGAATCTGAGAACAGGAGAGCTTGTGGCCCATCTGCCCGGTCAGCGGTTCACCTACTGCCTGCCAATTGAGTACGATCCGAAGGCCGATCATAGCCGGTGGCGAGAGCTGCTTGCTGATTGGGTAGGTGGCGACCTGCAGATCCTAGACTTTTTGCAGATGGCCGTGGGGTACTCGTTGACCGGGCATACCAGTGAGGAGTGTTTGTTTTACCTGTATGGGCCACTGAGAAGCGGCAAGGGAACATTCAAAGAGACGATCTTGGCCATGCTGGGGCTGGAGCCTCTTGGCGTGGAGGTCGATTTTAGCACGTTCACGATGGACCGGAGCCACGATGCACAGAACTTTGACCTGGCACCGCTCAAGCCCTGCCGCTTTGTGGCTGCCAGTGAATCGAGCAAGTACACCAGTCTCAACGCGGCGCGGGTGAAAAGCTTGACCGGCGGCGATTCTGTCTACTGTGCTTTCAAGCACCGCACCCACTTTGCCTACCGGCCACAATTCAAGGTGTGGCTTCTCAGCAACTGGCCTGTGAATGCTGATGTGGACGATGACGCTCTATGGTACCGCGTCAAAGTGATCAACTTTCCCAACAGCTATGCCGGCCGGGAGGATAAGACGCTCAAGACGCAGCTCAAGACTACCGAGGTATTGCAAGGCGTTCTGGCCTGGGCGGTGACCGGAGCGATCCGGTGGTACAACCAAGAGGGAACGGGCTTACGAGTTCCCAAGCAGGTTGTGGACGCAACAGAACAGCAGCGGCTTGAGCTGGATTACGTAGGCCAGTGGCTTGAAGAATGTGTGGAGGTCGTGGACCCTACCAAGGGCGATCCGGGCTCACACTTTGTGCCCAATGCGGCGCTTTACCTGAGTTACAGTGAGTGGTGCAAAGAGAATGGCGTCACGCCTAAGCATCAGCGATCACTCAGCATGGAGCTAAGACGCAAGGGATTGGCAACCGGGGCACAAAAGAAAAACTCTATCGGTCAAAATCAAAAAGGTGTGACCGGGATCAGGATGATCTAGTGGTAACGATACGGGTAACGGTAACGATAGGAAACGGTAATTTCTCACATAATCCTAGTGTGAATTCTACAAAAATAATCTCCTGGGGGATTATCGTTTCTATCGTTACCGTTACCAGCTAGACATAACTGGAATAATTTCTAACCGACCCTTGGATACTCTAATTTTGGCCACCTAAGACCTATCCAGGGCCAACAGAGAGCAAGCAGGGGCTAATGGGGAGCAGTTCAGGGCTAATTGAAGGGGGTAAGATGATAGACAAACTTTTAGAGATTGGCTCCTATGCGGATTGGATCACGCCACTGTGGGCAGCGATCCAAGACATGGCCAACCAGGGAGGGCACACGTTTCTACTGCCGGTTGACTACTGCCCCTATGCGCCGATCGAGGTGCAGTGGTATCTTGAGGGCAAGGGAATCAAGACGTATGGGCTGATGGTATTTCAGGGCCACATCATGATCAGTTGCCATCCGAATCAAGCCAAATGGGCACAATATCTGCTCGACCAGGCGGGGATCTGGATCGAGTATGGGAGGGTATAGCAATGATATACCTTCAAAAAGATCTAGCCAATGGCATCAAGGCAATGGTGGTCCTGACGATCAGCAATCACCTGGCAGGTGGCAGCCGGAATCTTGACCACGTTGGCGGCATCCTGGCGCTTGCACAGGCAGAGGCGGCATTGTACGGCCTGAGTTGGACTGGCCTCGTGGCAGAGTGCCGGCGTGAGTTGGGAGTGGACGCGGCTGCCCTGCTCGATGTGCCCAAGGTGATTGAAGGGTAACAAAGGGAGGTTACTTTGGAAAAAGGGGGTAATCAACTGATTCCATGTCCACACTGTGGGCAATCATTGGTGGTCATTGTGAGAGCAAGCGAAAGCAGGTTGGGGTCAGGATTGCGTCAGTGGTCGGCAGTTGGCGAGGCTGCCCGATCACTTGGTGGCAATGGAAGCGTGTTTGAATTCAGCACGTCGACCATCCCGATCAACGGGGCACCAAGTGGTGCAGGATCAAAACCAGCTTTGAGCTTGCCGAGTTCAATTATGCCGGGCGTTTTGTCACCCGGCGAGAAAAGAACGTCAAAGGAGTATCGGGAGCATTCATTTGGCGACATCCTCACACCACTTGCCTATGCCGGCATTTCAGGCGCATTCATCGGCCTGGCAGCCATCCCGATTTGCATCGGCCTGCACTGGCCCTGGTTCGTGCCTCCGGTCACCTGGCTGGTGGCCACTGCAGGAACTTGGTTCATTGCAAGCCGTGACTTTCTCGATGATGACAAGCTGATCGTCAGGGTAGATGAACAGGAACGCACACCGCCGCCGGCGCCGGTTGTTGTGGCTCCACCCAGCACCAACATCGAGATCAACGAGCGAGACGAACGGGGCAAAGTCACCAAGCAGGTGCGCGCGCGGCTCTTTGCGCCGGCCTCCAACCCGGATGGGCTTTGGCGCTACTGCCAGGCGCTGGCAGCCGAGGGCGCTTTTCCCTCTTGGGAAGGGGGCCAGTCAGGACCGGGGGCCAAGGACTTTGGCTACATGGAAAGCGAGTTTCTCGACTGGCGCCGCGAGGCTGAGAGGGCACACCTGCTCGAAGCACGGCCAGGGCGCAACCAGGGCTACGACATCACAGAACGGGGATACGCAGCTTTCGAGCGTATCGCCGAGAAGCAACTAGAGGAGGCCAGTTACAATGTCTCTTGAGTGGATCGTGATCATCGGAATCGTGCTTTTGCTCCTGTTGGGCTACGACCCCGACTCCCCTACCGCGTCCGGGGAGTGTCCAGAGTACCTACGGGAGGACGGACGGACGACGGACGGACGATCCTCGGGGGAGTGGTAGGATGGGCTACGAGTGGGATCGGGAAGAGAGTGTGGGCGGTTGGGGATACAGGATGGAGCTTACCACAGCGCAGCAGGCCGAGATCGATACCTGCCTAAGCTGCCCCTTGCCCGATTGCAAGGGAATCGAAAGCCCCAAGTGCCCGCTATGGCAAGATCGGCAGTGGGGGAGGAAAAAGCGGGACATGCAGCGTCTGATAAGCGCCTGGTGGGCTAAAACGGCTAGGATGGGTGATTGAAATGTCTTTCCCTTTGTCAGATTTGCCGATTGAACTTGGGGGGATCAAAGAGCTTTCATGTGCTGAGGCTGTGGAGATATTGGTTGCTCAGGCTGTGCAAGGTAGGCTTCCAGGGGGGAACCATCCCGGCTTTGATGTATACAAGTCTAGGCTGTTTCCTGGGCAGACATTTCAAGTCAAGTTCTCGAATACTCTGACTAGGAAGGGCGTTACAAAAGTTCTCAATGGGCGAACAAGAGTAATCAAGGATACTCTACAATGGGCATTTTCTGTGGCGACAAGTGAATATCGTGCTGATTGGTATGTGCTCTTTGGAGAGTGTGATAGTTTTGTTTACCCGTTCTTGTTTTCGAGGGCAGATTGGGTCAAGAAATTCTCCAAGGCTGGGAAAGGTCGCTACATGGCTATCACAGCACAGGAATATTCCAGATGTGGGCGTTACTACAATTCTCATAAGCGCAATCGGAAGTGGGAGCATTACATTCGGGAGTGGCCTGATGGTTTTCTCAGAGTAATTGAGGTCTTCCAAGAGATGAAACAGGCCAAAATGGATTTTCTGTCTATGTCTGACAGTTTTGTTTGTGAGACATAGACAATGGAAGAGAGACTTACAGGCCAAATAACGGCCCTCGATGGCTGGCGTATGGACTGGGACTTGGCCTCCCCTATTCATACCATCTGGTTTTATCAGCCGGATGGTCACGTAAAGGATCATATCTCAGGGGAGATCAGCTAGGCACAGCTTGAGCGAGAGCAATCGCGCTTCGAGCGAGAGCACGGACCGGAGCAGTTAAGGCTTTTTGATCTTGGGGAGTAACCTGGGGAGTAACCTGGGGAGTAACCTGGGGAGTGTGAAGGGCACTCCCCCACTCAAAAGGGGGTAGGTAAAATGACGCAAAACGATTACTTGGGCTTTTTGGAAGCAAAGCGGCCTCGTGCGCCCTGGCACGATTGGCGAACCTGGGGCATGTTCGTGCCTTTGGTGGCCTCGATGCTGGGCTTTGCGCTCACGGGCATCTTTGCCTTTGCGTTCTCCGACGTGGGCGTGATTGCGCCCAACGTGCAGAGCTGGTTGGTGATTTGGGGGAGCGCCCTGATTGTGTGGGGAGCCGAGGCCAACACGCCATTCACGGTGATCGAGGTCTTTCGCAAGGTGCTGAGACAGGAGCACAACGCCTGGGACATCAGCGCCCTGGTGGCTTCCCTCACGGGCACGGCCATCAACCTGCTGGTGACGTTTGCAAGCCGGCAATCGCTCTTTGCCGAATCAGCGTGGCGGCAACTGGCGCTGGCCTGGGGGCCGCTGATTTCGGGCATTGCCGTGACGCTTGACTACTACGGGGGAATGATCGAGCTGGGCTTTCTCTTTGGCTCCTACGAATTGCGCTTTGCCGATTGGCTGACGGAGCGGGAACACTGGCTGACGGAAACAGGGGCCAACCTGACGCAGGCCGGTGCCAACCTGACACAGAAACTTGAGCAGTTGACACAGCAAGTGGCCGAGCTGACACAAAGGTGGTCCTGGGAGAGCGCAACGCAGGCCGATGTGAAACGGGTAGTGGCCAAGCTGAACGGGCAGGCCGACAACCTGACGCGAGAAGGGCTTGCCCTGCTCCTGGCTGAAGAGCACTTGAACATGCCGAGTGCGTCAACCGTGCGCCGGGCGCTATCAAGTGATGGAGGGTGACGAGATGTGGATCATCCTTGCTCTGACGATCGGTGGTGTGGTCGGCTACCTGGCCGGGGCGTTTTGTGCAAGTGTCAAGAATGTGAGCTTGGACCGGCGCAACTTGCAGCTTTTCTACACGTTGGCCGGGCTGGTGGCGGCGGTGAACAGTGGGGATCAGACTCGGATTGCCCCGATGCTGAAAATCTCGTGCGATGTACTGAGGGAGGATTATCTGTGATAACAGCAGCTTTGATTCTGGCATCGGCCTTGATGATTTGCACAGGGGGCATCCTGGCTGTGTGGCTGCTTTCTGACAAGCCACTGGTGGCGGTGACGGTTCAGGTCGCCGCGGCTCCGATTTATGTTCAGCCCCAAGTGGTGCTCAGGGCCAGGCAGGTGTTCCAGTGAGAGCACAAGATGCTTTTTGGACCTTTGCCGTGTGCATCCTGTGCGCTCTGTCTCTCGGCTACTTGGCTGTCAAGATGCGCCGGCAAGAGGAGCAAAAGCGGCGCATTGATCGGCTGATCAGGGGCAAGGGCAATGGCCGTGGAAGATAGGACTGTTGTTTGTCTCCTCCAATGGGCTACTCGTGCAGGGGCATTTCATACGCCAGTTTGGGTGCAATGGAAAGAGGAAACAACGCAGGTGCTTGTCGAGCATGTGGAGAAATGCGCCCGCGTGGCTGCCCTGGTCCAGGCTGCCCGGTTTGCGATGCTCGATCACGATCTGCAGGCGGTTGACGCCCGGCTGGCAGAGCTGGAAAGGTTTTTCTGTGGAACCCTATTGGAAACTGAACGGCAGTAAGCTCTACCAGGGCCATGTGCTCGATGTGCTCCGGGCGCTTGCGGCGGGGAGCGTGCATTGTGTGGTGACTTCGCCCCCCTATTGGGGCTTGAGGGACTACGGCCTGCCTCCCATCGAATGGCCCCCGGTGAGCTATGCGCCGATGGCCGGGCTGCCAGAGATTGAGGTGCCGGGATGTGCAGAGGGGTGTGAGCATGTGTGGGGGGAGGAGCAAACGAGAGCCACAGGGAGGCGGGATCAAACCGCTGATGATTTGCAGAGGATGTATGAGCAGGGACAACGCCGCTCCCCTATTTCAGGATATGAGGAAATAGAACAAAGGGCATCATTGGGTCAATGGTGCTCTCTCTGCGGCGGCTGGCGTGGCTGCCTCGGCCTGGAGCCGACGGTGGAGATGTTCGTCGGCCACATCGTCCTGGTGGCAAGGGAGTTGTGGCGGGTCTTGCGCGATGATGGGACGTTTTGGCTCAATTTTGGGGATAGTTACTCAGGCGGGGGCGGTTATGCGCCCGATGCGCCAAGCAATCAAGGCGGCGGGATGAATCGGCGGGCAAAAGAGTTTGAATCATCCAAGCGCCGGGCAGCGGGCAACCTCAAGCCCAAGGACTTGATCGGCATCCCCTGGCGTGTGGCCTTTGCCCTCCAGGCCGATGGGTGGTACTTGCGCTCGGACATCGTGTGGGCCAAGGGCGTCAGTTTCTGCTCTACCTACTCGGGCAGTTGTATGCCGGAGAGCGTGACGGACAGGCCGACAAAGGGGCATGAGTACGTGTTTCTGCTGGCAAAGAGCAAGAGCTATTTCTATGATGCTGAGGCAGTAAAAGAAGGGGCCAGTCAGAACACACATTCTAGGGGACCAGAGTATCACAAGCTGAATAAGACTCAAGAGCCAGGACTGGGCATCAAGGATAATGAATCTTGGAGCGAGGCCACCTGGGGGCCGGTGTCAAGCCGCAACCTCCGCACCGTGTGGCTGATCAACCCCGGCTCCTACGCCGGTGCCCACTTCGCCACATTTCCCCCTGCCCTCGTGGAGCCGATGATCAAGGCGGGAACGAGCGAGCGTGGGTGTTGCCCAGAGTGTGGGGCACCTTGGGAGAGGGTGACGGAGAAAGAGGCATATACAGATAGGCCAAGCTCTAGACCCCTTGGCACAAGAGGGAACCAACCGAGTCTCACAGCCTCTACGGGTGGGGCCCAGCAGGGAGGACGTTATTGTTCTTCCATCACTCTTAGATGGCAACCAACCTGTGACTGTTCTGAAGATCGCTTTAGTCACGACAGTGGACACTATACCACACCCTTTGAGCCTATACCCTGCACCGTCTTGGACCCCTTCGGCGGTTCGGGAACCACGGCAAAGGTCGCCATCCGCTTGCGTCGGCGTGTGGTCCTGATTGAGTTGAGCAAAGAGTATTGCGATGATCATATCATCCCGCGCCTTTCGGAACCGATACAGATGGAGCTTGCACTATGACACTGGAAAGCGAGTACACACCTCGGGAAAAGGTCGCGCTTGTCGTTTGGCACCTGGCGCATGGCGACGGCTTGAGCACAGCCAGCGTGGCTGATATGACTGGCCTCACGCGGCAGGGAGCATGGGAGCTGATGATCTGTCTCTCTCGTGTGCTGCCCATCTATCAAGATGATGGCGTTTGGCAGGTGTGCGCTTTGCGTGAATTGGTTTGTGCAGGTGTAGCGTTCTAATAAATCGGTCAAGTACACCTTGACCACCTTGTGGTATCATCAGAAGCACGACTTGCGTTGTCGTGCTTTTTTGCTACCTATCTGAAAGGGGAAAACCATGCCCATTTTGAAGCTCAAAGAGTTCTGGACGGTGATTGTTGACCTCGTTGTGAGCGCGATCTTGTACTTCGGGGGCAAATACCTGGCTCCCTCGATCTTTGAAGATGTAAAGTGGGTGATCGTGGCCCTGCAGCCGGTTGCGGCTCTATGCATCGCCTACTTTGCCACCGAGCGCGTGCAAACCTCTGTCCGTGCTGTGGTCCGTGCGCTTGAGAAGGATCACAAGCTGTGAATGGGGGCGATGCCGCAATCACGCCAACGGAAACCAAGGTAACGGTTGCCGTTCTGGCTGCCGACCTGCAATACATCAAGACCAAGTTGGATCAGGTGTGCAACCGGCACGAGGCGCAAGATGTACGCATTGACAAGCTTGAGCGCTTGGCCTGGGTACTCAGCGGCACGGGCGGCTTGATGGCGGCTATCCTTGTGCCGATTGCTGTTTCAGCGCTCAAGCAATGGTTAGGGCTGGTATGAAAACCCGACTTGTGGCTGCTCTCCTGACATTCGTTTTCCTGCTGGTTGTGGGCGCGTTCTCGATGGCCCAAGTGTCACAGCCTGCCCTGGTCAATCCCGACTTTGAGCAGGGCTTTACCCAGCGCGACAATGCGCCCGAGGTCTATGTAGCAGTGGGTTGGGACTATGCGGCGCTTCCCACAGATCGATGGTGCCCGAGTCCTTGCAAGCGGCCGGAGTTCAAGGGAGAATCGAGCATCGTCTACAGCGGCGACTTTAGCCAACGCTGGTTTGCCACCTTTGCCAACTCGTTTGGCACTATCCACCAGAGCGTAGCAGTGGAGGCCGGCAAGTGGTATGAGTTCTCGTGCTACGTCTACGCCATTTCTGAGCCCGATGGCCAGCAGGCCGCTTTTGTTGGCATCAACCCGTGGGGCGCTGGTGTGTTCGAGCGCACGATGATTTGGGGCCAACAGCAGCCGTGGGGCAGTTATCGCCAGTGGCACAAGGTATCTGTCACCGCTCAAGCCTGGGGCGATCGCATCAGGGTAGCAGTGGGGGCCAACAACAACTGGCCCACCAAGAACAACGCGGTGTATGTGGACAACTGCACCATTCGAGTAGTGGAGCAATCAGCAACACCCTCGGCAACACCCTGCCCTACCTGTGTACCGGGTGGCAATTGCGCGACGATTGAGCAGATCCAAACGGTGATCCAAACTGTGGTAGCAGATCGAGCGCCAGTGGTATGGCCGAGATAATACGGGCATTTGCCCGTCATCACGTATAGGATAGGAGGTGGAAACGTGACCACAAAGAGAATGCCAGACTGTAGGTTGAAGCCATCTAATGTGGGCCAGATGGTAGAGGGCGATTGTGGGGCTGTTCCGGTGTATGCGCTCTTTGCCGATCGTGAGAATCGCATGTACATCATCAGGGACATTTCCTTGCAGCCCCTGGCGCGGGGATTGGTCGGCGTGAAACTGTGCAAGGATGGCTACCACGTTGACGTGTCCGGTGTGCCGAGTTCGTATCGTTGGCCCCGGCCGCATCCTGACCGATGGCCCAAGAGCTTTAGTCGGGTGCATTCGATCAGCGGGGCGTGCTGCTAGATTGATAGACGGATCTTGTGGGTGGGGTCTTGTGTCTTGGCAAAGGGCGCTCATGTTAGCGTATCCCCCCCTACGCTATATCCTCCCTGGCATGAGCGCTCCTTGCCAAGACACAAGATAGGATGGTGATGTGAAAGACAAGTACGCAGAGAGGTTGGCCAAGCTGACCTCGACGCAGCGAGATTACATCAAGGAATACTTGCTCTCAAGGAGCGTCAAGGAATCGTGCAAAGCGATCGGCATCCACTGGACAACGCCCTACAAGTGGCCCGAATGGCTCGAGGTCCAGGCGTTGATCAAGGACATGGAGGTTGATGCCATCGGCGTGTCTTATACCCTGTTGCAGGAACTTGCGCCCGAGGCAGTTAAGGCGCTCAGGGCGGCGCTCAAGGACAGGCCCTATAGGGTAGCGGCGGCAAACAGCATCCTTGACCGGGCTGGGCTGCCCAAGTCGGAGCAGGTGGACGTGACGAGCGGTGGCCAACCATTGCCGATGATCAGCGAGATCGTGGTCAATTTGCCCAATGAACCTGTGGACGATTGATGATGGCAAAGCGCGGCTCTCATTCCATCAAGGGCAGGCAAGAGCGTGGCGCTCGGAGCGCCGTTTTGTGTTCGTCATTGCTGGTTCTCAAGGTGGCAAAACCTCATTCGGCCCGTGGTGGCTCTACCGTGAGGTGCAGGAACACGGGCCGGGTGATTACCTGGCAGTAACAGCCAGTTACGATCTTTTCAAGTTGAAGATGCTGCCCGAGATGCGAACCGTCTTTGAAACGCTCCTCGGCGTGGGCCGCTGGTGGGCAGGTGACAAGGTGCTCGAGCTTCGGGAGCCGGGCGGCGACTTTTGGGCCAAGCGCAGCGATGATCCCATGTGGGGGCGCATCATCTTGCGCTCTGCCAGTGCTGGGGGCGGCCTCGAATCGGCAACGGCAAAAGCGGCGTGGCTGGATGAATGCGGCCAAGACGATTTCACGCTTGACGATTGGGACGCAGTGCAGGCGCGGCTTTCGCTCTACGAGGGCCGGGCGCTTGGGACCACCACACCGTACAACCTCGGCTGGCTCAAAACTGAGGTGTACGATGCCTGGGAGGCTGGCAGTGCCGATGTGGATGTGATCAACTTCGCTTCGGTGGTCAACCCGGCGTTTCCCCGGCGTGAGTTCGAGCGGCGCCAGAAGCAAATGCAGGACTGGCGCTTTGAGATGCGCTACCGGGGCCAGTTTACCCGGCCTGCAGGGCTGATCTACACGGCATTCACGGGCGACATGCTGATCGATGCGTTTCCAATTCCTGACACCTGGGAGCGCGTGATCGGTGTGGACTTTGGCGGGGCCAACACGGCGATCGTCTACCTGGCGCAAGACCCTGAGAGCGCGGTGTGGTACTGCTATCAAGAGCAGATGACCGGAGGCAAGACGAGCGCCGGGTACGCGCAAGAGGTGCTTGAGGCATTGCCTCAAGGGGTGCGCTATCAGGTGTACGGGGGCGCAAAGTCGGAAGGGCAGCACCGGCTTGACTGGTTGGCGGGTGGCTTGATGGTACAGGAGCCGCCTGTTGACGATGTGGAGAGCGGGATCGATCGGGTCACACAACTGATGAAAAGCGGCCGCTTTCGGCTCTTTCGCACCTTGCGAGGTTTGAGAGACGAACTGGGGAGCTATAGGCGCAAGTTGGATGCAATGGGCAACCCGACAGATGACATAGACAACAAGAGGCACTTTCACCGGCTGGATGCGCTACGCTATGCCAGTACAGGCATTAGCTATCATGGGGGCTGGGTGTTAGCATAATGGCAAACTTCTGGCAGCGACTTTTCAAGCGTGAGGCGGCCCCAACCTTGCAAGTCAAGGTGGCCCCGTTCATGTGGCCCAACTGGACGAACGATACTCCGCAGTGGGGCATTGTCGATTATCAGAGCTACGTCAATGAGGGATTCAACCTCAACACGCTCATCTATTCGGCCATCATGTACAAGGCACGGGCGCAAATCGCAAGCCCTCTGAGAGCGTACACCGGCGATCCTGACGATCCCGAGCTGTTTCCGCTCGATCACCCGCTGGCCAAGCTCTTGGACCGCCCCAACCCGCACCAAAGCCAGGTGGAGTTCAGGCAACAGGGCATCGTGTATCTCAACGTCAGCGGTGACAATTTCACCCTGCTCGGCCGGCCCTCCCCCAACCGGCCTCCCGATGCGCTCTACAATCTCAGGCCGGATCGGGTGCTCATTGTGCCGGGCAAGGACAGGGACAACCGGGGCACGATCAAGGGCTTTGTGTATGTGCCAGAGGGTAAGAGCGCATTTGTCAACGCCGGGGGCGCAGACCGGGCGCGGATGGCCGCTGAGGACCGGGTGCTTTTCATTGACGCAGCCGATATGATGCACACCAAGCTGCCCAACCCCGGCGATCCGTTGGAAGGCATGGGCTATGGCCTCTCCCCCATTTCGCCCCTGGCAAGAAGCGCCGATGTGGACAACGCGATTACCCATTTCCTCAAGCTCTTTTTCCAGAACGGCGTGATGCTGCCCGGCGTGCTGACAACTGACCTACCGATGGATGATGCCACCATAGCCGGGATCAAGGAACGCTGGAAAGAGATGTATGGTGGGTATGACAGGTGGGGCGAAGAGATCGGCGTGCTCGAACGGGGCACGACCTACCAACGGGTGGGCCTGGCTTTCAACGAGATGGGTTTTGCAGAGCAAGACGAACGCAACGAGAGCCGCATTTTGGGGCCGTTCGGCGTGCCTCCCATCCTGATCGGCAGCCGCATCGGCCTGATGCGCTCCACCTACAGCAACTACGAAGAGGCAAGAAAAGCGTTTTGGCAGGACACGATGGTGCCGGAAAACACGCTTTTCGAGGTGGATTATCAATACTACCTGAGCGACGGCGAGGCGTGGCCTGCCTTTGACTATGGCAAGGTGCCGGCCTTTCAGGAGATCCGCTACCAGCAGCAAACACAGATGGCCGATGCGTTCAAGAGCGGCGCGGTCACCCGTGACGAGTACCGGCGTGCTTTGGGCCTGCCCGAGCTTGGGCCTCCGCAGGGTGAGCGCTTCGTGGTCAGCCCGATGATGATCGAGGTGCCCGTGGTGCCGGGCATTGAAGCAGGCACCGACGAGCAGATCACCAGCGATTCAGACACGCGCAAGGTCGTGTCCTTTCCGATTAAAAAAAAAGCACCTTTACAACCGAACAGAAGGATCGAGTCGCTAAACGGCTAGATCAGACGGCAGAGAGCTGGGAGCCGGAATACACCGAGGCGGCAAAAACAGCACTCGAACGTGATCGGCGTGCGGTTCTGGCACGGGCGCAAGCGGCGGCCAAGGCATTCCGGCAGGCCAAGCAGTCAATGGACTGGACGCAGATCCAGCGCGATTGGGATGATTACTTTGAGAACCAAGCGCCGGCCAACTGGCGAGAGGAGTTCATGCCGCTACTGGTGGGCGTGACCACCGACGCCAACGAGGTATGGACGGCAGAGCTTGGAATACAGTTCAACGTCAGAAATCTGTTTGAGCAGTATGCTCTAGAGTTCGAGGCATACGGCATGACCTTTGCCCAAGAGCCGCTTGAGACGACGGTAAAAGACCTGTTCGCCATCTTGCGCGTGGCCGAGTGGGAAGGGTGGACCATCGAGAAGCTCAACGGCGCGATTGATGCGCTGTGGAATGTGTACCTGAACGATGATACCCTGACCGACGAGGAGCGGGGTTGGTTTGTGGACCGCACGCCCCGTTACCGGGTAGAGATGATCAGTCGAACCGAGAGTATGCACGCGGCAAACTTTGGTTCTAATGCTCTCTTCCAGGCATACGGGGCGCAAGAGCACGAGTGGGTAGCCACCAACGACATACGCACGAGGCCGACACATGCGGCTGCTCATGGGCAGGTCCGAACCATCGGGCAGCCCTTCGAGGTGGGCAATTCGCTTTTGCTCTACCCCCTGGATGGCAGCTTGGGGGCTGATGCAAGTGAGATCGTCAACTGCCGGTGTGTGACGGTGCCGGTGATCCCTGATGAGGTGGAACAGCCCGAATTGCCGGGCATTGTATAGACAGCTTGCGAGAGCCGGCAAACTTTCGCAGGCCAATAGAAGAGAAAGGTGGGGGCAATGGCAAGGAAAGTGCATCGATTACCTTTACCATTGAGATGTGCGCGATGCAATCAGCCTTTAGAGGCTGGAACGCTGGTAGTAGTGGATGACAAGTTGGAAACCGTGTGCTTGCGGTGCATCAGCAAGGAGGAGCACCAGGCACGGCACAAGGTAGGGCCAACAGAGTACAAGAAAGAGTATGCCAACGCCGAGGGCGGGTGAGGATCAAGAAACTTTCATAAGTCGCTGTATCCCCATTGTGCTGGGGGACGGCACAGCAGAGAGCAACGAGCAAGCGGTTGCTGTCTGTATTTCGCTATGGGAGACAGGCAAGGGGGTACAGGAGCAAGGTGAGGTGGAGCAAGCAAAAGAGCACAAGGTGCTACCTTCTATCATCACAAAGGTAGACAACGAGCAGGGCATTGTAGAGCATACGGTTGCCGTGATGGGCAATGTTGACTTTGGAAATGATCGCATCCACCAGGGCGCGTTTACCAAGACGATCACAGAGCGCATGGGCAAGATCCGCGTGCTCGATACGCACAACTCCGGCAGCGTGCGAGACGTGATCGGCAAGCCCCTGGCGCTGTGGGAGGTCGGCAAGGAGCAGTTACCTGCCGATGTGCTGGCCCACTACCCCGACGCAACGGGGGCGCTGATGGCACGCACGCAGTTCTTGATGGACACGCCCGAGGGCAAAGGTGCGTTCGTGCGGATTCGAGACGGCGCTGTGGGTGAATACTCGATTGGGTATGACCCGATCCTTGCCGATTATACCGATGAAACCATAGGCGGCAAGGAGCAGACTATACGCAATCTCAAAGAGATCCGGCTATGGGAGTATTCGCCCGTGGCCTTTGCCATGAATCCAGCAACGAGCACCCTGAGCGCCAAACAGGAGCAGCCCCGCTATGTGGGATCTGAGGATGAAAAGGGGGCAAGCGGGTCTACCTCGTTGCCCATTGCCGATAGGGACCGGGCATGGGACTCTACTGCAGCGGTGGCCGGGATTCGGCGTGCAACAGGTAGCGAGGATGCCCCGAGTGAGCGGTACAGGCAGGGCTTCTTCTGGTACGACTCGGGCGCGGCTGACCAGTTCGGCAGCTACAAGCTGCCCTTTGCGGCTGAGGTGGATGGGCGATTGACGGCGATCCCTCGTGGCATCTTTGCCACAGCGGCGGTTTTGCAAGGTAGCCGGGGCGGCGTGGACATCCCCGAGGACGATCGTGATGCCGTGCGCTCCCGTGTGGCGCGGTATTATGCCCGTATGCGTGAGCAGTTTGATGATAGCAGCATCGTGCCACCGTGGGAAAAGGCCGAAGAGCCGGAGCTCGAGGCCAAGGTGGGCCGCACGTTCAGCGCCGCCAACATCCGGCGCATTCAGGGGGCGATTGATGGCGTTCAGCAGGCATTGAGTGACCTTGAGCAAATGTTGTCAGGGGCCATGCCGGACGAACCGGAGACAGAAGAAGAGCAGAGCAAAGAAGCACCTCCACAAGAGGAGGCCGCTTTGGATAGCCAGCAAGAGCAAGATGACGAACCCGAGGCCGGGCCGCCCGATCAGGCACCCACCGAGAAAGGGATCACGCTGGCAGATGTGGAACAATGGATCATTGAGATCCAATCCCAACTTTCGGAGGAAACAAAGTGAACAGAAAAGAGATGCTTGAAAAAGCCAATGTCCTTTTTCAGGAGGCCAGGGGCTTGATCGAGCTGGAAAAGATCAGCCCCGAAGACGCAGAGCGCCGGGATAAGCTGATTGTTGAGGCTCAGAGCTGGCGGCAAAAGGCCACCCAGCTTCGAGAGGTCGAAGAGGCGGCCAAGGCGTATCAGGATGCCAAAGATGCGCCCGATCCCGCCAAGGCGAAGATCAAGAACGTCGGGCAGTGGTTGACCAAAGTTCACCAGTTCTACAATCCAACCTACCGTTTCCCGGTCACCGAACTGGGGCAGCCGTTCAAGGACAACGACGAACCGGAAGGCGCAAGCTGGCTTTCCAAGAGCGCTCAGGAGCACAAAGACCTGCTCGAACAGACCGGGGCATCGGGCGGCTTTTTGGTGCCGGTGGAGTTCCGGCCCGAATTGCTGGGCGTTGTATACGAGGCCAACCCGATCCGGCAGAGAGCAACCGTGATCCGTATGAGCCGGCGCCAGTTGGCTATGCCGACGCTCGATCAGACCGGAACGACGGCAGGGCAGACCAGGCAGCATGGCGGCATCGTGGCAAGCTGGACGGAAGAGGGTGTAGCCAAGAGCGAGACGCAGCCGGCTTTCCGGCAAATCAATCTCGTTGCCCACAAGTTAGTGTGCTATACCGAGGCGTCTGACGAGCTGCTTGCTGATGAAGCAGTGGGCTTGGTTTCGTTCTTGCAGGGTCAGATGGGCTTTGCCGGGGCCATCCGTTGGGAAGAGGAATACTGCTTCTTGCAGGGCACCGGGGCCGGGCAGCCGCTTGGCGTTCTGAATGCCGGCGTGACGATCACCGTTGCGCGTGCAGTGGCTGGGCAGATCAATCTTGCCGACATCTTCAATATGGTCAGCGTCCACCACGGCGACACCCCGGTTTGGCACATTAGCCGGGGCGCGATGCCGCAACTGCTCAACCTGAACGGGCCGGCGGCCAACCCAAGCTATGTGTTCATCCCCAATGCGCGTGACGGTATGCCGGGCACCCTGTTCGGCTTCCCGATCATGTGGACCGAAAAATTGCCGCGTCTCGGGCAGCCGGGTGACATCCTGCTGGCTGACTGGTCCTATTACCTGATCGGAGATCGGCAGGCAACGACCATTGACAGCTCCATGCACTACCGATTCCAGTACGACTTAACCGCGTGGCGTGCCGTTCACCGTGTGGACGGTCAGCCCTGGCTCAGTGCGCCCTTGACGCTGGCTGATGGCGTAACGCAGATCAGCCCGTTCGTCATCCTCGGCGCGGTGGCGAGCTAGGAGGGATAAGAGATGCCATACACCGAAAGATTCAGCGAAGTTCATCAGGTTGGGGCCGAGCTTTACCCGGCCAACCGGGCGATCGGGGTTTACCAGACCGCTTGGTTCAATATGTCCATCCACCACAGGGCCGCGTGTGTCCTGAAAGTGGGTGTGATTGCAGCGGCGGGAACGGTTGACCTGATCCTCCAAGAGGCGCAGGACGCAACCGGAACCGGGGCCGCGGCTATTGCCGGCAAGGCAATCGCGCAGTTGACGCAGGCGGGCGGCGATGGCAACGATGTGTGTATCATCGAGCTGAGGACCGAGGAGATGACGCCGGGCTTTGACTTTGTGAGAGCACAGCTTACCGTTGCTGGCAACACAGCGCTGACCGATGTGACCACCTACGGGATCATCAACAGGTATGCGCCTGTTGCCACCACGTTGGTTACTGAGGTCGTGCCGTAATCGTGTTCGTGCGCCGGGGGCAGTTTTCTGGCGCTTTCCTGGGGTGGTTGGGCGTCTACCCCCCGCCCGATCACCCCGCCAAAGGGGGTAGAGCGTGGCCCTAGTACAGGTAAGAGCGGTCACCGTCATTATGGCGGCCGACGAAACAGGCACCTTAAAAATCTATCATCCTGGGGATTGGGTTGGTGTAAGTAAGCAACGGGCCATCGAGCTGCTGGAGAGTGGGCAGGCCGAAATGCCCGAGCAAGCGCAAGCACAGCGGGCGCTCTCTCAGGACTTGGCCGATTGCGGCATCTATGTGCTCGATGGCTCGATCCGGGACGCAAAAGGCATCATGGGGCACCACGATCTGGATGCGTGCGAGTACAGTGGATCGCTCCGGCTGCCCTGGGAGCGCACCTTGATATGGAGCGCGGCGAGGCCAATCGAGCCAAAGCAGGTGGCACTTGGCTTTGTGCGCGTGGAAGATACCGGGCAGTATGCCAGTTGGGAAGTGGCGGCGATGTTGCGCGGCAACGAGATGCTCGCCAGCGAGATCGGGGATCGATCGGAGCAGAACAAGACCAAAGTTGCCATTGGCGATTTGCGCTTGCCGGTGTACGATACGGCTGCTGTATGGGTGCGAAAGACCGAGGCAACGGAGGCACTGATCGATGCCTGGGACCGGGAGCGCAAGGAATCCCCCGATGCGCCCGAGCACGCTTTCTTGAGGGCGCTTTACACACATCGGGTATTGCTCTGCTCTCTACCTGCCGGATGGTTGGGCAGGTGGCGAAGGTAGTATGACGTTGATCAATCCCGGTGTGGTGTATGTGGCCTACGGGCAAAAAGCGCTCCAAGAGGCGCGTTTCTCGGCTGAATCCCTGACAATGGTCCACAGAGAATGGCCGGTAGTGGTCATCAGCGATCACGAGGTTGGATGGGCGCCAAGTATCGAATGGGTCGACCGGGGCACGCCAGGCCGGTGGGCCAAGGTGAATCTTGATGTGCTCTCGCCATTTGAGGGCACACTTTTCTTGGATGCTGATACTCGTGTCTATGGTGACTTGCGGATCGGGTTCAACCTTCTCGAGCTCGGTTGGGATATGGTCATGGTCCACAGCCAACCGCAAGGCGGGGCGCTCCTGGGGCACCTGACAGACCATGAACGGATTGTCACGCTTTCGCAATGCTCCATCGATCCGTTGCAGCTCAACACGGGCGTGATCTGGTTTCAGAAGTCCGAGCGGGTGCGGCGGCTCTTTCGAGAGTGGCGCGTGGAGTGGGAACGATTCAAGGACAAGGACCAAGGGGCGCTCTTGAGGGCACTTGAGAAGTGCAAGACGAGCATTGCCCTCCTGGGCAGGCCATACAATGGCGGCGCGGTGGTGGGGCATCGGTTCGGGGCGGCAAGAGGATGATCACCATCGTGATGCCGACCATCAAGCCCAAGAAAGCGCAAGACACAATGGCCCTGGCGCAGCTCACAGCAGGTTGTGAGGCACAAGCGCTGATCGTACACGACCAGAAGCGGCAGGGATTCAGCCGGACGGTCAATGCCGGGTGGAAGCAGGCGCCGGGCGATGTGATGATTCTGAATGATGACATAGAGTGGTTTCAATACGGGTGGCTCAGAATCCTGGCTGATGCGCTCTACTCCGATCCGACGTTCGGCATCGTGGGGCCATCGGGGCGCTCTAGCACGCGACCGATGTGCGATGGTTGGCCGGGGCAAAGCGGTATCGAAGTAGTGGATCACCTGCCCTTTTGGTGTGTCTTGGTCAAGCGGCGCTTGACTGAATCGATCGGCTACCTTGACGAGCGCTTTGCCCACTATGGCAGTGACAACTACTACTGCCAGATGGCCAAGAAAGTGGGCCTCCAATGCGCCTGGGTGCGCGATGTGTACCTGAAACACACACACCACGGCAGTGGGTTGGTTCATCGGTGGAAGGAGATCGATGATCTGGTATGGCAACGGCTGAGAATCCGACTCTAATCTACCTGCACATTCCCAAGTGCGCCGGCACAACGATGATGCCGATCTTGAGGGCCAACTATGGAGAGGGCTTCTATCGGGTAGGCAATGGGGGCGCGTGGCGAAAGTTCCACAAGCGACCTTTGGAGCAGCGAAAGCAGATCACCTGTCTCACTGGTCACATGCCGTGGGGACTATGCCAATATGTGCAGGCCCCCTACCAACACGCGGTGATGCTCAGGAACCCGGTAGATCGGGTGGTATCGCTCTACTGGTTTGTGCGCGGGTTCAAAGCGCACAAGTATCACGACCTGGCGCGGCGGCTTTCGTTGGTAGAGTTCGCTACAAGTGGCACGTTTGCCGACTTGGACAACGGCATGACTCGCTGGCTGGTTGGGCGCGGCGATTGCGGGGCGCTCAAGAATCAGGGGGCCGTAACCGGGGCAGACTTCGAGATGGCCTTGGAGCACTTAAGGGCGTGCAAGGTGGTGGGCATTGTAGAGCACTTTGACGATGGCTTGAGCCGGATGGCGGCGGCGTTCGGGTGGAAGCACACCCAGTACAAGCGCAAGATGGTGAACAAACATCCGAGGCCGACAGCGGAAGAGGGACAGATCCTTGCTGAATACAACAGGTGGGACATGGCAATTTATAGGTGGGCAATCGGGCAATGAAGATCGTTGTCTACACCGCCATCTTTGGCAACATTGACAAGCTATGGAGCGTCTACCCGCTGGCAGCCGGAAAAGCCGATTGGGTGGCATTCTCGGATCAGCCCCTAAGAGAAGTGGGCTTGTGGACCGATGATAACCCGCCCCAAGTCAGGCAGAGCACGGGCTTGATGGGTGCGCTCCCAACCTGGGAGATCCGAAGAGTGCCACAGTTGGCCGGGCCGAGGAAAACAGCCAGGCACTACAAGGCACTCCCCCACCGTTACCTGACGCCTGCCGATGTGTGGATTTGGGTAGACGGCAACGTGCGCCCGATGCTGACGCCGGAGGAGATGGTGAGAGAGTACCTTGGCAGTGATGACCTGGCTATCTTCCGGCATCCAGAGCGCGATTGCCTGTACGAGGAGGCCACTTTTTGTGCCGAGAAAGGCAAGGACGATCCAAAGGTGCTCAGGCAGCAAGCACGGCTCTACGAGGCCGAAGGGATGCCGCACCATTGGGGGCTTCCAGAAACCCGGTGCGTCATCAGGAGAAACACGGACAAGATCAAGACACTTGGTGACCTGTGGTGGCACGAGCTGCTTGAGCACTCAGTGAGGGATCAAGTCAGCCTGCCCTACTGCTGTTGGAAATTGGGCTTGAGATGGCGTGAGATTCCGGGGCGATGCTTTGCGGGGAACACGCACAAGCACTTTCACTATGTGAAACACCATATGTAGGGGGTAAAAATGGAAAAGAGAGCAATCAGAGTTTCGTTTGAATTTTGGAAACAGATCATGACACATGGATATACAAGCGGGGGTATACAGTGTGTAAATGGATTGCCAGAGGATGCTAGACTGTGCTTGGTGACTATACATCATTTGGGAAGAGAGCCAGATCCAATCTTTGTTTTTGAGTCGGCTTCTTGGAAAGAAAAAGCCAAGTCTTATGCGGTGACAATTGCAGGGGTTGATTATCCCTTGTTTGATCCAACCTTTCAGGTAGCAGAATGCCGGACGTGCAAATGGTGGTCAAGAGAAAAAACTGATATATCAGGAGTTGGGATATGTGGTAATCATTTTGATAATCAGGTCTTTCTCGATGGTAGTATGCTGACTGTTCGGGAGTTTGGATGTGTTCAATATGAGAAAAGGTTAGATGCCTGAAATCTTTAGCCCTCCACTGCAATATTATGTGGACAAGATCACCAGTGGGCAGCCGTTCACGTTCATCCGGTTGGGTGATGGCGAGTGGTCGGCTATCAAGCAGGATCGGAACATTACAAGCTCACGCTCTCAGACCTTGAACCATACCAGTCTGCAACAGGGGATGATCAAGGTGATCACCAGGGCACCGGACAACCCGAGATACATTCTGGCGCTCAGGCAGACCAGCTACCGGGCAGGCATTACTGAGTGGCTTGAGCAGAATACGCCGGCGTATGTCCGATGGCACGATTGCACGGTGTTCTACAAGGCCAGCAAAAAGGGGCAGCTTTACCCGTTCATCAAAGCACTGAGGGAGCTTGAGGTGCCCATTGTGGTGATCGGCCCCGAGCGCTTGCGGGGGCTTGATGGGAAGGTGTTTCCGATTGCCCGGCACGTCGTCATACCCAACAAAAACTGCTGGGCAATGCGAGAAAGCATCTTGAGGGAAGCGCTGATCAGCCAAGACCCGGCCTTGTACTCGATCACGGCAGGGCCTGCTGGCAAGGTGTTTGCGTGGTCCTTGCATCACCACGTTGGCAAGCACTCGTGGATCTTGGACCTGGGCAGTTTGTGGGACGTGTACGTAGGCAAGGCAAGCCGGACCTACCATAAAGGGATGCTCAAGCATCCCGCCATTATCAAACAGAACTTGGGAATAGACAAGGGGGTAGCAAATGGATAACACGTTGGTGATCGGGTTGGGCGAGGTGGGCCGGGCCCTGCACAAGGTGCTCTTGAATGCACACAGTGTCCATGCCGTGGACAAGGAGAGCAGGGACAACGGGCAGAGCGAGGCCGCTTTTGATGTGGTCCATATCTGCTTTCCCTACTCGGAGTCCTTTATTGAGGATGTGGAATGGTGCCAGTGGCGCTACGAGCCGGGGCTGACCGTGATCCATAGCACCGTGCCGGTGGGCACAAGCCGGCAGGTGGGTGCAGTCCATAGCCCAGTGATGGGCCTCCATCCGAACCTTGAGCAGAGCTTGACGACGTTTACCAAGTTTTGCGGAGGGGCTGAGGCCGGGAGGACGGCGCAACACCTGATGAGGGCCGGCATCCGTTGCTACATCACCGATACGCCCGAGGCCACAGAGCTGGTCAAGCTGCTCAGTACCACCTTCTATGGCCTGTGCATCGAGTGGGCCAAGCACGTTGACGAGCAGTGCAACCTTGAGGATGTGCCCTTTGAATTGTGGAGCTTGTGGACAGCAGCATACAACGATGGCTATACCAAGCTGGGGCATCCCGAGTTCTTGCGCCCGAGCCTGATCCCAATTCAGGGCAAGATCGGCGGCCACTGTGTATTGCCCAACCTTGACTTGATGGCCGATGATCCTTTTGTGCGCTTGATCAGGGAGCGCAATCATTGAAAACTGTGTGCAAGCCCTATAGTTGGTGGGTAGCCAAGATCAAGAGCCAGGAGCCTTTTACCTTTGTGCGCTTCGGGGATGGTGAGCTAAACGGGATGTTTTGGGTAGGTAGGGGCAAAGGCGGGGGCCGCACCAAGAACGGCGATGGTCACACGCTCAGAAACAAAGACCTTCGATACCTGCTCAGGCAATCGGCCAAGCAGCCACCCAACAGCAGCAATTACTACCGATCGCTGTGGATGGATGGCAACTGCCAACCGATGGAGATCCTAGCGCGTGAGCACTTGCCGGGGCTGGTGCCCAACGTCACTTGGTACAATGCGCTGGCCATCCACTTTGCCAACGTGGAGGGGCGCAACTACCCATATTTCCAGGCCATGCGCCAACAGAAGCGCCCGGTTGTGGTGATCGGCCCTCGGCACTTGAGGGCCATCGACAAGGCAGGCTGCTTCAACTATACCGGCTTTGTCGAGGTGCCGTACAGGCGTGCGTTTTTTCAGAGAGAGCGAATTGTGGAAGAAGCACTACAGTATCCTGCAGACAGCCTTTATAGTATCCATGCCGGGCCGCCCTCCCCCGTGTTTGCGTGGCAGCTTTGGAAGGAGCGCGGCGGCTCGGCCACCATCTTGGACCTGGGCAGCATTCTCGATGGCTACGTAGCTGCCCGTTTTGGCGGCACGGTAGAGGGTGGCGCTCCGATCACGCGCAAGTTCTGGAAAAAGTACGCAAGCCGGGACATCTTGAGAAGGAATCTCACGGGCAAATGAGCGAACAGATTGCCTACTTGAAGAGGTTGGAAGCGGAAGCGCAGCAGAATCATGTCAAGGATCTGTATCTGTGGCCCCGCACGCCCATTAGCAACTTGCAGGCCGAAATCTGGCAGCGGCAAGGGGTGAGTGATTGGGTGATCGAAGATCCCAAGAGCCGCCCTTGTCAGATTGTGCGCCAGATTCGCTACCTGCTCTATAACTGCCTGATTCCCGAGCGCTTCACACTGCTGGACATCTGTTGTGGCGATGCGCTCATTCCCTGGCACGTCAAGAGGCGCTACCCGCTGGCGACCTGTTGCGGGGTGGACCTGAACGCGGGGCGGCTTGAGACACACCCGCTTGTGCAGGACATGGGCGTGCGACTGTTCAGAATCCCGATCCAACGGCTGTTCAGGGATGGCGGCGCGGCGCTCTTTGACGTGTGCGTGATGCTCAATACCTACCGGGGATGGCAAAGCGCCGACTTGAGGAAAGATGAAGAATGGCTGACAAACGCGGCCGATGTGTGGTTCTTGTCACATTCGCGTTATACAATCCTGACCGTTTGTGAGGAACAAGTGAGGCGGTTGAAAGATTCAGGATGGTGGGTAACTGACATCGGGCCTGGGGAAGATGACAGCCGGATGATCCTGATGTGGCCTTGCGCCAGTGGAGAACTGAAGGAACTATGGCAGAGCCACAGATAACGATCGTCATGCCGACGTTGAATCTTGACCGGGGCGCAAAGACCATGAAGCTGGCGCGGAGCACTGCCGGCGTGGAGACGGTGGGCGTCCTGTTGGTGGACTTCAAGATGCGCGGGGCGGTCAAGCTCAATAATGCGCTCTTCAAGGCAGCCCTGCACTTGCAGACTCCGTTCATTTGCTACCTGAACGACGATACGATCCCAAGTCAGCGGGACTGGCTCAAGCTCCTCGTGCAGGGCTTGACGATGAACGCCAAATACGGCATGGCCTGTCCATCAGGGGAGTGCTCCACTACCCCACAGCGCAGTGGGCAGCCGGGCGATCCGTTCGAGGTGCATCTTGTCAAGGGGCCGCTTGCTTGGTTCTGTGCTGTGGTCCGGCGTCAGGTGTTCGTGGATACCGGCCTCTTTGACGAGGATTTCATTCACTACGGAGATGAAAGCGACTTTGTGCAGAGAGCGCAGCGCAAGGGCTGGGCGCAAATTTGGGTAAAAGGCGTCTACATCAAGCACTTGAGAGCGGTGAGCACACAGGACAATAAGCAGCTCAGGAACCAATGGGCCAAGCACGACAAGAGCTTATACAGGCGCAAGTGGGTAAACAAGGGGGCAAAGAGGAGACGAGCTAAGGCAGTGAAAGCCAATGCCTAGATTCTATCGCTATTCGGGCATTCCAGAGCTGTGGCGTACAGTGGGCATATTGCAGTTCTCATTCTTGCGTGAGCATGGTTTGGAGCCTGAGAGCTACTTGCTGGATGTAGGTTGTGGTGCATTCCGGTTGGGCCGGTTGGTCATTCCCTACCTGAAACCGGGGCATTATTACGGTATCGATCGCAATGGGGGTGCCTTGACATATGGGCGCAAGGAGCAATTGGGGTACAAGATGATCCGGCGCCGGTATCCTCATATTGAAAATCTGAAATTGGGGGATGGTCCGATTGATCTGCCCCGTATTTTGGAGCGCGATCGTTTTGACATTGTATGGATGCACGCCCTGCTGGATCACATGAAACCGGCACAGGTAAACCGGGCTTTGTGCGATGTGGCACCATTGGCCGGGGATATTTACGCAACGGCTTTTGTCTCAGATAGCCAAGAGCCGGTCCTGTGGGAAGAAAAGGGTATCTTTGCCACGACATATCCAGATAAAGACCCATTCCACTACCCGATGGAGCGATTGCAGGGCTGGATTGAGAATGCAGGGTTGGCCCTCGTGGATGTGCCCGGCTATGGGCACCCACTGGGGTTGACGATGCTACATTTGAGGAGCACACCATGTTCTGTTACATAACCGGCACAGGCCGCACGGCAACACACTGGGTGCAGAGCATCATTGATGCCTTGTGCAACGGGGTGGCAACGTTCCATGATGGATTTCTAAGACGTGCAAAGATCAGGAGTACCAAGGGTGCATTCTGGCGCAACTACCTGCTCAATCTGGAAGCCAGGAGCAAGGGAGCCGGAACCTATGTGGAGTGCAACCCGGCGCTCTTGGAGCACGTTGCCCTGACCTACGGCATAACCAGTGCGCCCGGTGTGCTCCCTTCCGATGTGCAAGCGCATGGGCTGCTGATCACCCGGCACCCATACACTTATGCGGCCTCGTTGAAGGCGAAGGGGTGGGGTTGGGCTTGGTGGAACTACCCAAAGGCGCGGGACGTGTTCAACATCGGCACCGACTTTGCCAACCGAAGCATGGTAGAGCAGGCGGCGATCGCGTGGTCCTGCAAAAATGCCTTTGCTCATGGCCTGCTCAAGGGCGATTGCCTGTGGCTCAAGTACGAGTTTCTTTTTGACTACCGGGTGAGCCAGGCACGATACTTGGAGCGCGTTCACTCAATTTTCGAGCAGTTCAAAATTGAGCCGCAACGGGGCGACAACTTGATCTGGCAGATGCGGAACAACCAATCGGCAGTCAAGAACAAGGACAAGATCAGCCTGACAGCGGCAGAGAAGCAAATGGTCAAGGCGATCTGTGGGCCGGTGATGGAGCTTTATGAGTATGTCTAGCACCTGTGTGCTGGTCCTTGGCGTGCCCCGAAGCGGCACAAGTTGTGTGGCCGGCGTGTTGCACCAGCTTGGCTGTGATATGGGGGCCGGGCACTTTCAGCCCACCGACAAGTTCAACCCCAAGGGCTACTTTGAGGATCTAAGATGGCGCTATGCCAACCAGCGGATCACGGGCAAGGGATACTCGTTGAGGGCGGCCAATGTGGCCCACATCGGCACAGTGCAGAAAAAGACGTACCGGGCGCTTGCCCGAAAGCGCAAGGATACACCCCTATGGGGCATCAAAGATCCGTGGCTTTGCTTTCTCGGGCAATTCATCTGGCCCATCCTGCTACAGGAGGGCTTCAAGGTGCAGATCGTGGTCACCCAGCGGGAGCGCAAGGCCAGCATTGCCAGTGTCCAGAAGCACTTGCAGACCACGTACAAGGGGCGATACAAGTACGGGGCAAAGGAGATCATTGACACTTGGCAGGCCGGGCTTGACCGGCAGTTGTTGGCCTGGGAAGGGCCAAGTTACACTATCCAGTATGAGCACTTGGTAGCTAAACCGTTGCCCGAGATTCGCAGCCTGGCAAGTTTCGTGTTCGGCTCCGAGTTCAGGAACAGTTTTGACGCCGTGGCCCGATGGGTCAGCGGCGATTTGAAGCACTTTTGATAGGGGGTAGGAACGATGATACAGATTTTCAGTAACACCCTGGGAATTGAAGAACTGGAAGAGGTCAACAAGGTTTTCAAAAGCCGGTGGCTGGGCAAGGGCAACCAATGCACGGCTTTTGAAGAGGAGTTTGCTGGGTATCTTGGCACGGATCGTCCGGTGCTCCTGTTCAACAACTGCACCAGCGCCACGTTTACGGCCCTCGAAGCGCTCGGCATCGGGCCGGGTGACGAGGTGATCGTGCCGGCCATCCAGTTTGTCGGGGTAGCCAATGCAGTGGTCCATTGTGGGGCGCGGCCGGTCTTTGCCGACGTGGACCGGCACACGATGCAAATTCTGCCCGAGGAGATCGATCGGCTACGATCGCCCGAGACGAGGGCCGTGTTCCTGCTCCACTATGGCGGCCATCCCGCCCCGATGTTTGGCATCCGAGAGGCAGCATACCGGCTGCTCATTCTGGAAGATGCCGCCAATGCGGTGGCAAGTACCTGGGAGGGCAAGGCGTGCGGCACGCTCGGTGATGCCGGGGTGTGGTCCTTTGACGCGATGAAAGAGCTGGTCATGGTGGATGGCGGGGCACTGTGGATGCAGAGCGATCACGCCAGGACGTATGCCGAAAAGTTGAGGTACTTTGGTTTTCCACCGAAAGCTGCCAGTGGTACGGACTCCCAACGAAAAGGCAACGGGCGCTGGTGGGAATTTCAGGTAGAAACCGGGGGAGGCCGGCACATCAGCAACGATGTGCTTGCCGCCATCGGGCGTGTGCAATTAAAAAAGCTGCCCTCCTTCATTAAGCGACGCCAGAAGGTTTGGGAACAGTACCAGGGCGCTTTTGCCGATGTGCCGGGCATCACGCGACCGCCCAACCCGACGCCCAACAGCACATCAAGCTATTACCTGTATTGGGTGCAGCTCGAAAAGCGCGATGAATTGGCGCGGTTTCTGTGTGAGCATAGCATCTATTGCACATTCCGGTACTATCCCCTGCACCAAGTGCTCTACTATGGGAGCCGCCAAACATTGCCCGGTGCGGAGTGGGCCGCAGAGCACACGTTGTGCTTGCCCATCCACCAAAACCTGAGCGATCAGGACGTGGGCCGGATCATTGACACGGTTGTGTCATTTGCAAAGAGGAATCTCTAAATGGCCGATGTGACGCCAAAACAGGGGGAAGGGCTACAGGCCGACATCCGAACGCGCTACAAGGACATGCAAGACACTACCCATGCCCTCGTGACGGCTACCCGTTCCTTTGGGGAGTATGGCGAATACGGCATGGATCACATCACCAGCGCTCGGGTGGTGATCGACGTTGCCCACCACGAGATACACGAAGGTGAGACGTGGCTTGTATCGTACAAAAGCCCCGATGCCGATCCGATTGCTGACAATGGGACGATAGCCTTTGTGGTGGTGACCGGCTCCAAGTACGTTCACCTGCTTGCCCGTGCCGGGTGCGGCGGTGATGCCGAGGCCGAGCTATACGAGGGCACCAATTATCAGGTGGGAACGGGCACGGCTATGGTCGAGCGTAACAAGAGCCGGCCAACGGGCGATGGCGGCAACACGGCGCAGGTGATCCGGCAGCCGGCGATCAATAATGCCGGTGTGCTGCTTGAGAATGAGTTCATCCCCGGCGGCACGGGGCCGCAGGCTGTTGGCGGGGCTGGCACGATGCGTGCCGAGTGGGTATTTGCCAGGAACACGAACTACATGGTGCGGATCACCAACCGGGCCGGAAACGCACAACCCATGAGCCTGGCTATTGAGTGGTATGAGGAGAGCACGAACTAATGGCCACCCCGATGTACGGCGTAGACCCGGCAGGGCAGAGCAAGCCGCTCTCCGTAGACGAGCGGGGCCGCTGGTTGCCCTCCCCATTTCCCTACAGAACGCGCAAGGGATTGCTTGGGCGATCCCTCGATTGGATGGCAGACAATTTGCCCCTGACTTTGTTACTGGTGGGGGTCAATGCACAGCTAGGTGTGATCATCTGGCTGCTAGTGAGGTAAAACGATGGCAGACATTATCCGAAATCAGCAAGAGAGCGTGCCCAACAGTATGCAGACCCGGTACAGGGATATGGGTGATGGCACCCATGCACTGGTCGTATCCACGGGTGGAAGCTCAAATATTCAGGTGGGCAATACCGATGTGAGCTTGACCAACCCGGTGCCTACTGTTTCGCCCATCGAGATCACGCAAACGCCGATAATCACGGCAGGCGCCTACGCGGCCGGAGATGCCGTGGGCGGCCTCCTGACCTTTGCCAATGCGGTACGGGCGGTAGGTGGGCAGGCTGTGATCACCAAGGTGGTCATCACCGACGATGCGGCACAGCGGGTGGCGCTCGATCTGGTGCTCTTTGATCGGACATTCACGGCAACTGCCGACAATGCGCCCTTTGACCCGAGCGATGCCGACCTTGCCAACTGCATTGGCTACATTGACACGGCAGCCACCGATTATGCCAACTTTGTGGACAACGCAGTAGCGGCCAAGTCGAGCGGCTTGAGAATGCCCTTCCCGATTGCGCTGAACGGCACAAGTTTGTTCGGGCAGCTTGTCACCCGTGGGGCGCCGACGTATGCGGCAACAGATGATCTCACAGTGAAGCTCACTATTGAGAGGTTCTAATGTCTCAAACTGCAAGACAATTTGTGCAGTACCATGAGCGGGTGCTTGCCACCAACCCTATTGCCTACTGGCCATTGAATGAGAAGGTGGGCACGATTGCTTATGACTGGGTATCAGGGCGTGTGGCGGGTGCTCAGAATGGGGCGCATGTAGGTGTTACGCTGTTGCAGTCGGGCATTAGGGATGGATTTTATAGTCCATTCTATGATGGGGCAAACGACTATACCAACATCTATAGTGCTACCTTTGCCGGGGTATTTAATGGAGCTGTTGGTACTGTGCTCATTTGGGCACGGGTGGATGCTGTTGGCAGATGGACGGATGGAGCTGGGAGGCGTGCCGTTTGTCTACGTGTGAATGCAAACAACTATGTCCAGATCACCAAGGGAGCCGTCAATAACCGTGTTTACTGGGATTATGTTGCTGGAGGAGTAGCCAGGGGCGGGCCTCTGGATGGAGTCACGACCACAGATTGGATGTGCTGGGCAGAGACGTGGAATAGACCAACCGATCAGTTTCGGATGTTTTACAACGGTACACAGGTCGGGGCGACTCAAAACGGGCTTGGTGTGTGGGCTGGCGCGTTAAGCGTCACGGAAACCGTAGTAGGCGCAGCGAGCACTGTGCCAACTTCGCCGTGGGTCGGCACATTGGCCCATTGTGCGGTGTGGAGTCGTGTTCTCTCTGCTGATGAGATTGCGGATCTGTATCGAGCAAGGTGGTCCTGATGTGGCATGGATACATTGTAGTTGAACGGGGCACTGTGGGGATTGGAAATTGGCAATCGCTGATTGCCCTATTTGAGGCGATGGGCACGCATGACAGCACATTCCCGGCAGAGAACACGCACGACCGGGCGCGGCTGGATGGAAATGCGGCAATCTACGAATCGGCCTTTGACCCGGCAGAGGTCACAATTGAACAGTTCAAAGAGCTGCTTGCGGCTGAGTTCTCGATCCCGGTCGAGGACATCGAGCACACCATTGGCGCGGAGGACTATGCCGGACACGGCACAACAGTGTGGGAGTTCTTGTACTCCGGCATAATCCGCTTTGTGGTGCGCCGGCTCGGGCGCGGCGGGACGTGGCCACAAAGCCGGGAGGAATGCCTGGGCTACCTGGCAGCGAACCGGGCAGAGTGGGAAGAGGTGATCTGATGGCTTATTGCACCGTTGCCGAACTGAAAAGCTCTATGCAAAAAACCGATGCCACAGATGATGTGCTCCTGGGGCGCATCATCGAGGGAGCAGAGCGCAAGATCAACCGCTTTTGCAACCGGCCGGACGGCTTCGAGGCCGACGCGGTAGCCAGTGCCCGGTACTACAAGGGCAGCGGCAAGGCTTACCAGTTGATCGATGAATGTGTAGAGATCACCGTGGTAGCCGTGAAGGATGCCATCAGCGATGATGATTACACCATTTGGGATAACCCCACCACCATGTTTGCCGGGAACGGCGATTGGTACCCTGGCACGGGCGATCCCGACAACCCGCAATTCAACGAGCTGCCCTATACCATCGTTTTTGTAGACCCGAACGGCGATCAGAGTTGGTTCACCGGGGAGGATGGGGCCATGCGAAAGCGGGGCCGGGAAGTCAGGGGCACATCCCTCCTGGCGCGGGTGCCAACGGTGTGCGTAACAGCCAAGTGGGGATACTCGGTGCTAGTTCCTGATGACATTCAGGAGGCGTGCATTATGCAGAGCGCCCGGTGGTACAAGCGTTTGCAGGGGGCCATGAGTGATACCCTGGCAAGCGCTGACCTGGGACAACTGCTCTATGTGCAACAGCTCGATCCCGACATTGCCGGGATTCTCTTGGATGGGCGCTATGTGAAGCCGGGAGTGGGGCGACGGTGAGCGAGATTGGTGTCAGTGTTGAGGGACTAAAAGAGTTCTATGCCAAGCTCGATCAGGTGAGCCGGGATATTACAGGCACCCCGATGGGCACAGCGATGGCACGGGCAACGCTCTTGGTCACCCGTTCAGCGCGAAAGAATGCGCCCGTGGATCGTGGCCCTTTGCGTGCCTCCATCGTGCCGCAAGTGGTGATCCGCACGCAAGAGGTGCGCGGCATCGTGGGCAGCAACATCGAGTATGCACCCTATCAGGAGTTTGGCACGCGGCCATTCCGGCCACCGTGGGGGCCGCTCTATGCCTGGGCGCTCAGGGTGACCAAGGGCAACCGGGTGGAGGCCGGACGATTGGCAGCCGGGGCCATCCTGGCCATTTCAGCCCGAGGTATCAAGGCGAAGCGCTATCTGCAACGGGCTGTTACAGAGAACGCACAGCGGATCTACCGGATCATAGGTGATGCAGTCAGAACAATTATAAGGAAGTGAAGTGCCAACCATAGGCGAGATTTGCACAGCCGTTCACGATGTGATGAGTACCCTCGTGCCTGCCGACATAGCCAGGGTGCAGGACTATGACGAATTGACCGAGGGCATGAACACGCTCCCTACCATTCAGGTGTACCCCGAGCGCTGGGATGTGGACGTAGCCAGCGAAACAGATCGGACCACCTTTGTGGATGCGCTTACAGGCGTGCCCGGCGTGCGACAAACCGAAGTGCTGATCCGCGTGGATGTGTACGTAAGACAGAGAAGCCAGCTCAACGAGGATTGGGGCGATGCGGTGGATGTGGCCGATGCGGTCAACGACAAGCTAGAGGAGCAGGGCGCTTGCCCCCTATTCGCTACCGTGGGGATTCGCTCCTTCCATTGGACCTGCACGCGGGTGGTGTTCGACTATGCCGGGATTCTCTACACCGGGTGGCGCTTCGAGCTGACGTTGAGGATTTTCTGATGCTCTACAGGATACACCAGCGATTGCTAGTAGACAGCAAGAACAATGTGCAGATCGAGGGCGGTGAGGGATGCGTGCATACCCTGGACATGGTGAGCAAGGAGAACCGGGCGATTTTGTTGCAGGTCGGGGCGATCAGCATCGTGCAAGCGCCTCCCCTGGGCACATTCACCCATTGGGCAGGTCGGGCAAGGAAACTTGACGAGCTGGGCATTGATACCATTGGCTTTATCACCATGAAGCCCGGCGATGTGGCCTATGCCATCCGGGCCAGCCTGGATGTGGAAGAGGATCAAGAGACGTTCGATCACAAGGTGGAAAATCTCACAGCGGCGGTGTTTCGCTGGCAGGGTGAGATCAGGCAGTTTTTAGGAATCGACAGCGCCAGAGTAAAGCGCTGCTGTGGAAACTGAATCAAGGAGAATAGACAATGCCACAGACAACCAGTGCAGTCCCACAATCGTGCGCCAGAATTGACATCAGCACGCTTTCGGATTGCAGCGTATGGACCAACGTAAGTGGAAGCGCCAACAGCGTCACGGGCACGACTCAGACCCGCATGGTTGGGGAAGAGTACACCTTCGATGGCAACTATGCCCTCGTGGAACCGGGCAAGCACGAACCGTTCGATCTGACGGTGCGGATCGTGTTTACCAACGTGGCCACCGAGGCATACCGGATCGTGCGCGATCAGTTTATGGAAGGTGCCTGTGACGGCAAGATTTGCATTCGCTGGATTCCAAGCGGGGCCGTGGGCGGCGATGGTTTTGAAACCAACTACGCGCCGGTCACCTCGTTCGATTGGCCCCCGGTGGATGCCGCCACAGCCGGGCCGGTGATGGTTTCTTTCATCGTGCGCGTGAGCGAGATCGATCCGTTCGTGTTCGTGAGCTAGGGCGCATGGGAAGGGGGTAGCTTATGCCTGAGAGAATCGGGGCGCGAAAAGTGCTCACGGCTGACGTTCAGGGGCCGGACTCTTATGTAATCGTGCGCCCGGCGACGATTGGAGAAATCCTTGAGACGCAACGGGCGCAAGAGCAGAGATCCGGCTTCTGGTACAAGCTGGGTGTGTTCCTGGGGCGCGTGGCCGGCGTCTTTGGCCTGCGAAAGCGGCAAAGTCCCAGCGATGTGACCCAAGAGTTTGCATACCGCATGGTGGCGTTCATCCGTGAGTGGAATTGGGTGGATGAACACGGGCAGCCATTGCCGCAACCCGCTGACGATCCCCGCGTGGCCGAGCGCATCACCGAGGCAGAGTTGGGAGTGATCATCGAGGCTGTGTACGGGCGGCGCCAATCGGAGGAGCAAAAAAACTGATTGACCGGGCTGCTGAAGTGCTGTGGACCGGCACGGGTAGCCCACCGTGGGCCTGGGTGATCAAGCGGCTTTGCCAGATGTACCATTGCACGCCAAGCCAGGTTTACAAAGAGGACTTTGCAACAGCCCTCGAACACTTGGAACTTGAAGGGCTGGAATCGCAGATCAGGAATCAGCAATGAGTAGGAACTATGAGTGAGCGCTTTACCGTTCAGGTAGACATAGAAGCAAGGGACCGGACAACAGGTGCCCTCACGGGCGTCAAGAAGGGCTTTCGTGAGGCATTTAGTCAGGTTATAACCGGAGCTTTGAGGAATGCAGGTGATTCGGCTATGGGCTTTGTCCGGCAATTGCCGGCAATGGCTGTGGAGTTGACAAAGCTTGGCATTGCTGCCGAGGCCACAGAAAACCGTTTCACCCAGTTTGCCGGGGGTGCTCGGCAGGCGGCCAATTATCTGGCAGCTTTCCAGCAGGGCACCCAGAACACGGTGGATCGTATGTCGGCCATGCAGAGCGCTTCCAAGCTCTTGCAGATGGGCCTTGTGGGCACAGCCGATGAGATGTCCAGCGTGGCCGCCATTGCCACCAAGTTGGGCGATCAGACAATGAATGCCGGCGATCGCATTGCCGACTTTGCCGCCCTCCTAGCCAACCAGTCCATACCCCGCTTGGACAACTTTGGAATCAGCAGCGGTCGCGTGCGTGCGCGAATTGACGAACTGCTCAGGAGTGGCCAAGCGCTTGACAGAGAGAGCGCTTTCAAGATGGCCGTGATGGAAGAGGGAGCAAAAGCACTGGCCATCCTGGGGGATACGTCGGACACGACAGCGCAAAAGATCGCCACCTTGCAGGCCGCTGTGCAGGATGCAAAGTTGGGCTTTGCCGAGATGGCGGTGAGTGTACTTGAGGCCACCGGCAGTGTAGACGGTTTGGCTGCTCGAATCCGTATGCTGCCCGATACGCTCATGCGGATCGTCATCTTGCAACAGGCGTGGAGAAACGCGCAGGCCGAATTTCTGACAGGCGGCCTCTTTTCGGGCGCGTGGGATGAGTTTATTAACACCATCAAGCGTGGGGAAATAGCCATGTCTGACGTGGCGCATGTGTCCGAGGTGCAACGGTACGCACACCTGCAAAACGCCGGGGCGATCAAGGAGGCAGAGCAGGCCACCGAGAGCTATTCTGTGACCCTGGCCCGGCAGGCCGGTATGAGCGATTTCAACAGTGTGGCGATGGAGCGCATGGCGACGGCAGCGGCGGCACAGGTGGAAGCGCTGAAAGCGCAACAGGAAGCTGCTGAGGAGGCAGCACTTGCACAGACCGGCCTTGCTGGAAGCTTGAAAGACGCCACCGATGCACAGATCGCGCAAACAGCCGTGATGCAGTTGGGGATGGCCCTGCAAGAGGGCACAATCACCCTCGACCAGTACACCACAGCGGTCACAGAGACGCAGCTTGCCTTTGGCCTTGCCGATGAACAGAGCATCTTTCTAACCGAAAGCCTGGGCAAGCTCACGGGTGCTCTTGCCGATGGCACCCTGGAAGCATCCGGCTATGATGAAGCGCTCAAAGCTGTGATCCAACAGTCCCAATCAGCCGGGGTTGAGGTGGGTGTGTTCAACAACGCCCTTGATGCATTGCCCAAGCGGGTGGATGTGGAGATCGTGACCACCTACCGGACGGTGGGGCGGCCTCCAAGTGGCGTTGGGGAAGCGCCTACACCGGGCAACATTCCCGAGGGGATGCAGTTTGGTAGTGCTTTTGCCCGTGGCGGTTGGGCGCTTGTCGGGGAACGCGGCCCTGAGCTGGCTATGATCCCGAGGGGATCGGCAGTGTTGCCGGCTGATCAGAGTCGGCACGTTACCAACAATTTCAACCTGGCTGTGAACAGCCAGCAGAGCGCCATGAGCGTGGCCAACGAGTTTGAGCTAATGAAGGGGCTGGTTGGGTGAGCACTGCTCTCGTTCTGATCGGGGTAGCGACGTGGTATGGCGGCATCTATGTGGGGCAGCCGCTTGCCAGTGGGGAGGGATACTATACCTTGGATCGAGAGCCTTGGGTGGCATTGGACAGCAGCGCCCTGGGTGATTTCTACGAGTGGGGCGACCTGCTTTACTTGCGCTTTGACAACGGCACAACGATGATGGCGCGGGTATGGGACTGTGGCCCGTTCTCGCTTTACAATGTGGGGGGCAGGCCGATCGTGGTGGATGTGCCCGAGCATCTGGCACCTTTCCCCGGTCTGTCTTGCGGCGTGGAGGTGTGGAACATTTCAGCGATGGTTAGAGAGTACGCTAGGGGGTACTGTGAAGAGAATTATGGTGGTCCTGTTCCTTGTGCTCTTGGTGACGTTGCACCCGGCAGCGCAGGGATTACACAATGTCTATCTGCCGATCGTACAGGATTCTAGTTGTAGGGTAAAACGTATGGGTATTTGGAGCTTCATTCAACCGACAGCAACAATCAACTATGTCGTCAACCCCTCTTTCGAGCGCAATATCACCGATGGATGGAACAACTACGCTACAGGTGCAGCTGCAGGGACACGGCTTCAATCTAGTACGACGCAAAAGTTTGGGGCATACAGTTTGAACTTGAACAAGACCGGCGGGGTGGCGGCTGATGATTGGGGAATGCAGACAAACACCCTGATCACAAGCACGCTGAATGCCCGGTATGTTGCCTCGGCGTGGGTGTACCTTGGCACTGCCGGTCAAACCTTTTATCTCAGGTTGGCAAAGGCAGCCGGCGTTGGTGTGGCCCAGCAGGTCGAGGCCACCTGGACAAGCATCGGCGCGTGGGCGCATCTTGAAACAGATGCACTGACCGCAAACGCAACGGGCGACAATATAACTGTCTACGTCTACATAGAAGGCACACCGCCACAGGGGGCTTACGTGGATGCCGTTCAAATGGAAGTGCGTTCGACGGTGACCACCTACTGCGGCGGTGATCAGCCCGGTTGTGAGTGGTTGGGGCCAGAGCACAACAGCATCAGCCAGCGCTCGGCAGTAAGCCGGGCCGGTGGGTTGGTGGTGGACTTTGCCGATCGGGACTTTGACATCGAAGGTATGATCGGGCCGGGCATGTCACCCATCACCCTGAACGTGGATAGTTACGCCATCCTGCCCGGTGGGGAGCTGAACAGCCAGAAAACCAATGTGCGCCCGTTTACCCTCACGGGTTGGGTGCGCGGCACTTCGCTCTCTGACCTGCACGCCAAGCGGCAACAGTTGATTGAGGACGTGGCACCCAACAGCGTGCCGAACAATCAGCCGGTTGTGCTCCGCTACACCGGGGCCTTTGTGACCAAGGAGATCAGCGCCTATTACGAGGCCGGGCTTGAGGGCCGCATACGGGCAGACTTCCCATGCCTTGAGCAGGCTTTTGCCTTGCGATTCCTGGCAGCCGATCCCAACTTTTACAAGCTTGGGGAATCGGCAGCCATATTGGACACAAATGATTTTACTGCAAACAGGCAGATCGTTGCCGCTCGATTGGTGAATACCGGGCAGTGGAATATCTTGGGACCACCCAATGCCGCAGGTACGTACAACCGAATTGATGCCGTTGTTGTAGATCAGGATCGACTTGTGTACTATGGCGGCGATTTTCAGAACTTTGATAACCTCGGAGGGGCGGCCAACTACATCATAAGCTACACTCCCAGCACGGCAACCTGGGCGACCGTGGGCGTTGGGTTGAACAACATAGTACGTGGCTTTTGCCTGGCACCGAATAACGATCTTTTTGTCTTTGGTGATTTTACACTTGCCGGCGGTGTGGCGAATGCTGACAAGATCGCCCGGTGGGACGGTGCGGCCTGGAATGCTGTGGGAAACCCGAACCTGCCCGGCCTTGGAAACCCGATCTATGCAGGCGCATTCGATCCCAGCGTTGACAGTGCGCCGGTCAACCTGTATGTAGTGGGCGGCTTCTTGAACTTGGCTGCCATTCCGGCTGCCGACTATGTAGCCATGTGGGATGGCGCGGCCTGGAATGCTGTAGGAGCACCCAGCACGGCACCGGCTGTTGTTGTTGCAATTTATGATGTGGCAGTAGACAGTCAGGGGAACGTGTACGTGGGAGGGCAGTTCACCAGCCTGGCCGGGGTTGCCGGCATTGATTACATTGCCATGTGGGACGGCACAAACTGGAATCAGGTTGTGCAGCTCAATAACCTTGTAGGCAGCATCGTTATTGATGCTCAAGACAATGTATACTTTGGCGGGAGTTTTACCAATGCCGGCGGTGTGGCCAATGCCGATGGCATTGCCATGTGGGATGGTCAGTCTATACGGGCATTGGGAACGGGCATCAGTGGTGGGGCAGTAACCGATCTGGCTTTTGGCCCTGATGGCGTGCTTTATGCCGTTGGCAACTTTACCACAGCGGGGGGCATCACAGTAGACGACGGCGCAAAGTGGACTGGTTCAAACTGGGCGCCCTTGGATGCTAACGGGGGCGGCTACATCACCCGCATTGTAGCGGATCAGGCCGATCCTGTCATACGAAGAAATTACAACCTATGGGCCGGGTATAGTTCCACCACAGCTCAATTCCAATACGCGGGGGATGTGACGATTACTAACCTTGGCACCGAGAACGCATACCCTCGAATCGAAATCTTTAGAATAACGGAAACGTCAACGAACCGGGTATATACTCTCAGGAATGAGACAACGGGCAAGGAGATTTTGATCAGTGGTTATCAACCACTGGCCGGTGAAATTATCACCATTGATCTGGCTCCGGGGGCAAAGAGTGTGCATAGCAACTTTTGGGGAGCGATTCAACAGATCGTGTTGCCCAATTCCGACTTTGGAACCTGGGCGCTCAGGCCGGGAACAAACTTGATCACCTTCTTTGTTGACATAGGAGGTGTGGCAGAAGAGCAAGTTACGATGGTGTGGCGCGATCCCTATTGGAGCGCCGACTAATGGCCGGGCAGTATCAGTTCTGGCTAACCGATGATCGAGGGCGGCGATTGGCTGACATGGACGGTCGCACCCTGCTTGACAACATCCTCGGGGGCACATTTCAGCGGGTAGCCAATGGTGTGGCGCGGTTCTCGGCCCGATTTCCAGCCAGCTTTGACACCACCTTGATTCGCCCTGACCGGATGATGCAGGTGTGGAGAGCGCCCGAGGGAGAGCGTCTATCCCTTTGGCGGGTGTACTTTGTCCGTTGGTGGCGCTTTGCGCGGATCGGCTCTGACTTGATCATCGAGATGGTCGGGCCGGACTGCAATGACCTGCTCAGGCGGCGCATTGTAGCCAACTACACACAGACGGTAGGCAGCGAGAAGCGGGACTATGCTGACGATATGATGAAAGAGATCGTGTCCGAGCAGCTTGTCACCGATGGATCAGACCCGGCGCCCTCCTACGGCTCAAGGGTGATGCCCAATTTCACGGTGGAGGCCGATACAAGCCAGGGGGCGACCATCAGCCGGGCGTGTGCGTGGCAAAAGGTCAGCAATGTGATTGAGGACATCCAACGGGCCACACGGGCCGAGGGCAACGAGGTATTTTGGGATGTGGCTGTAGATGACGTGTCCAGTTCAAGCATTGCCTTTCAGTTTCGCACCAAGACCGGGCAGCCGGGGGCCGACTTGACCGATCGCGTAACCTTTGGGGAGGCGCGGGGCAACTTGGAAGCGTCCGAGCTGGTGTATGATTGGACCGACGAGGACAACTACATTTATAGCCTGGGCCAGGGGGAGGATGAATTTAGAGACGTGGTGCAGGCATACGATACCACCCGCGTCAATATCTCCCAGTATGCAAGGTCCGAGAGCTACGCATACGCCACGTTTAGCAGCTCTCCCGAGGCGGTAGAAGCGGCGGCGAAAGAGGCGCTTTTGGACAGCCGCCCCCGGCGCGTGTTCTCGGGCCAGGCCATCGACACACAGGGTACCCGCTTTGGCCGGGATTGGAACTATGGCGATCGGGTCACGGCGCGATTTCTCGGGCTTGAGTTTGAATCGATCATCAGGCAGGTGATCATCACCCTGGACAGCGGCGGCCGGGAGATCATAGATGCCCGGCTTGAGTCGGTAGATTGGGACTTTTAGCATGACCATTCACGTAACACGCTCAATGACCAAGTTGTGGAAGCGCATGGGGTATCTTGAGAGTACAGACCCCCAAAAGCGCACCTGTGCCCCGCTGGTATCCTTGCCCTTCATCCGGGCCGGGTGGACGATGGGCTTTATTGACTATCAGAATCCCCGCGTGTGCGATGTGACCGGCATGGGCTACCGGCTGACCGACAATAACGCCCCTGTTTATGGCTTCGATTCGAGCGCTCCTTATGCTGAGTTCGATGGAGTAAACCAGTGGCTAAACCGGGCCGATGGCGGCGCCGGCAACTGGGCTGACATCCTGGGCACCGAGGCATACGTTCCGGCTGCTCAACGGGGGCTAACTTTTGGCGGCTGGTTCAGGTTTGACCGGCTGACCAATCACGAGTTCTTGATCGCCAAGGACACTACGGTGGTGGGCACATCAAGCTACCGGCTCTCTTTTCGTGGCGATGTAGCTAACGATCCCTTCTACTTTGTCATCAGCAACGGGGCCGCGTTTACCACAGTCACCCATACCCTGAGCAAGACGGTGGAAATTAGCCGCTGGTACTTTGTCGTGGGGCGCTACACGCCGGGCGCCGAGATCAAAATCTATGTAGGCGCAGGTGATGCAGTGGAATCGAGTACCAACGTGGTGGCCATCCCGGCAGCGCTGAACGACAGCACCGCCGATCTGACCATCGGCTCCCAAAGTGGCGGCGGCCTCTACCTCGATGGCCGGGCCTCGTGCTGTTTCCTCTGTGCCGGGGCGCTCAGTGATGCGTGGGTGCGATGCCTCTATTCCCAGCTTAGAGAGATATTCCGAGTTTAGTATCTATCACCAGGCGACAGGCTCTTGTGTGCCTCGGTCAGGTCGCCATTCACGATGTGCAAGTAGATTTGCGTCGTCTCGATGCCAGTATGGCCCAAGATGCGCCTGAGATACTCGAGATTGCCCCCTGCCCGGAGATACTCAGTGGCAAAGGTATGGCGCAGCATGTGCGGGTGTAGATGGTAGGGCAGACGTGCATCGAGGGTACGGAAGAGACGCCGCAGGCCATCCCGTGTGAATCGCTCCCCGAATCGTGAGACGAAAAGTGGTTCTGCCTCGGCCTCGGGCCGGTTTCTGAGGTAGCGGTGCAGCCATAAGCGCATCTTTGCCCCGAGCGGCACATGCCGATCTTTGCTGCCCTTCCCTTTCCTGACAATGATCGCGCTCTGCTCCAAGTCCACATCTCCTACATCGAGGTTGATCAGCTCTGACAATCGCAGGCCGGTGTCAAGGAAAAGCCGCACAATCGTTTCGTTGCGCTGGGGATGCGTAGTGCCCTTGACTGCACGAAGGAGCATTTCAATCTGTCCCGGAGAGAGTGCCTTGGGCAGGTTTTGCGGCAACCGGGGCGGCTTGATGCCCTCCATCGGGCTACTGGTTAGATACCCTTCCCGCTTGCACCAGTAGAAGAAGGTTCGTAGGGATCGAAAATCCTGGTGGATGGTGTAGGCGCTCAAGCCCTGCTCTTGCCGGTGGGCAAAATAGAAACGCAGGTTTTGCCGAGTGACCCGGTTCAGGGGCAGATCCCCAACGATGTTGATCAGCCGTTGCAATGCGTCGAGGTAGACGCGGCTTGTTTTGGGTGCTTTGCCCTCGACAAGCAGCACGAAGCGCCACTCCTCGTGCAGCTCTGAGAGCAGCAAAGAGCAGATGGTCATCAATGCCCTCAAAAGCAAAAGGCTACTACCCCTTATACTACCTATTGTAGAGGTAATAGCCCCCTGCACTACTGAGCGGGTGAGGGGATTTGAACCCCTGGCCGCCTGCTTGGGAAGCAGATCACTCTACAATGCGGCAGTCTTTTGCTTTTGATATGCGCCATGTCCGTTTGGAGATTCCAAGAGCCGAGTATAGAAATTGACGAATCTTGAGCACTCGGATCAGGAAAAGCCCAAAGCGGATCTCAAGGGGTGAGAAGTGTTTTTCAACTTGTTGCCAGTGGGTCACTTGGGGCTGCCCTCAACTGCCTCAATCGCTCCATTAGATCGAACACGAGTTCTTGATCCTCAAGCGGTAATTGCTCAATCTCACGAGCAAAACGCTCTGCCGGGCGCTCTGCTTGGTTGCGGCTTGCCGGAATGATGCCGGCTTTTTCAAGGACCAGATCAGGTGGCAGATTCAGCCCTCGGGCAATGCCGGCACAGAAAGCCATGCCGGGATTTTCACCTCCTATCACCTGGCTGATCCTGCCATGAGTAATGCCCCCCCGTCGTGCAATCTCGCTATAAGACAAGCCACTTTTTCGGATCTCTTCGCTTAGCCAATCCTGAAACATCAAAGTTACCCCCTTCCCTCCTTCATAGGTATTGTAACCTGTTAACTGGTTAGAAACATAACTGCTTTGGTTAATACCTAACTACTTGAGGTATTGACTTCTGTTAGCTTTCTGTTATAATGGTTAGTAGCTAACAGATTCGGACACCGAGTAACCAAGGAGCATAAATGGCTCAAGCAACTGGCATCTATTGGGACAGCCCCGAAACTGCCGAAAAGGCCAAGCTGATGGCCGAGGCAGAAAACATCAGTGTCAGCAGGCTTGTCAGTGAGCTGGTCAAAGACAAGTACAGCACCGAATACACCGAATCCCCTATTACTGCCGTTTGCCCTCATTGTGGGCAAGAGAGCACGTTTACCTTTTTTGCCTATTGGGCCGAGCAATCGAATTTGTATCGTTGCGTGGAATGCAGGACGTTGACGCGCAGAGATGAGATCGTTGGGGAGGCGCTTCAAGTATAGCACAAGGGAGGTGAAAGGGGGAATATCGCTTCGTTTGGGGGTAAACTTTTTCATCACAAGGAGCAAGAATCATGAGTGACCCGTGGGATACAGCAGCAAACGCG